ATGTATTCATCTTCTTGTGGTTTTAATCCAAGTCGTTGAGTCATTGCACTATACCAAAGACCAAGTGATTTTGGATATTTTAAACTATATCGTTTCTCAAAATGACTTCCCCACGCATACCAAATACTACACGTCTCAAACTCACCTATTGCATCTATAACTACGATAGCTGATTCTTCATATGGACTCGTAAAGTAACCTGCTGCAGCATGAGATTGATGATGTTGGACATATTCTATTTCTGCATTACCAACGAAATCCCTTAAATAATAAGATGGTAAATTCTTACGAGCAAATACTTCTCCATATTGACCTGCTCTCAATTGTCTTAACTTTTTTAGATACGGTCTTTCAAAATAAACCACTTTATCTGGTTTACCGCCTTGTCTATAACAATCTGCAAACAGTGCACTATTTAACTCAGAATCGTTCTTGATTCCACTATATCTCTCACTATGACCAGCAAACAAAATCTCACCATCTTCTATGAGTGTGATGGCGGCGTCGTGGTTTAATGCGTTAATTCCTAATATTTTCATTTGTAAATAAACGGATCTCGTTTTCTTAACTCTTTAATTTTTCTTTTATATTTAATATGTAATTTTAACCTCAAATATAAATTTTTAATCCATTTTATCATATTTAATCTCCTTTAAATATTCATATAAATACTCTGATATTTTTTTGTGTCCAAAATAACCTGGATGGTAATCATCGTATCCAGTTATATGTTCGAAATCTCCCCCTAAATGTAAATTATTATCGTTCCAGTACCATTTTACTATACAATCCCCACCATCCCATTTAATTATTTTATCTTCTATATCTAAACTTTTAAAAATTTGTGGATAATATTCACTATACTCATCAGTAATTGATTGATTAATAATTAAAAAATTTATATTAATTGATTTCATATAACTAATCAATCCAACAAATGATAAAAATTCTTTTTTAAAATGTGTTTCTTGATCAACAAAATTTGTAAAATAACTTTGTAATTCCTTAAATATTTTTTTATTGTCTCCTTTTGGTTCTGTTTGATCTCCAATATCTTGTACATTACCAAGTGTTATATTAAATAATCTATCATGTTTAACTGAAAATAACTCATCTCTCCAACCAGACGGAAATTCTAAAATAAACAATGTATTATCTATATCATTCTTTTCTATGTATTCGTATGTCATTCTGATAACTCTATTTATCGAACCACCATGTCTACTTTCATCTACTAAATCCACACCTAAAAGATTAGATAATCTATACGGCCAATTAACTAACCTATTTACTTCAGATTCCATTACATCGTCTGAATCTCCTTCTGCCCACTTTTCTATTTTATAATGTTCATGATATAAATCAATTATACTTTTTCTATTTAATGGCCATCCCGATGTTATACTACTACCATTTATATAAAGTTTTTTTACATTTAACATTACATTCCTATTTCTTCTGATACTTCCTCTAATGAATCAGGGGTTATACTAACAAAATTATCCTCAAATAAAAACTCCGCTAACTCCTTCATTCGTATATCATTTTTTTCCATATATGTATTTATAAGATTTTGATTTTTTATTAACCTATCTATACTTTCTTGATAAATTTTATAAAAATCTAAAGTAGATAAACGTTTCAGTTCTTTTGCAATTATATTTGATTTTTTAGCTAAATTATCATAATCATTCAGTTCCGTTTTAACTAAATCATAAGAATGATCAATTATATCATCAAACATATCAAAACCATAATCCCTAAAATACTGAATAATTCCAGGATATCCAAAAATAAGTGGAAATTGTAAAGATAAAAATGATTTATGTGGTTTCTCTGTAATAAAAAAATTATCCGATCCATACTCAGATTCAGTTACTAAATCAATATAACATTGATCTGATATTCCTGGATGTAAGGAATATCTTATTCCATCACCCGTTGAACTATCACTATCAAGTACTGAATCTACATTATATTCTTTACATTTAATTTTTTTCTCATTTTCATCTTCTGTAATCCATTCTGCAGAATTACTTGAAACTAATCCAACATCTAATAAACCGTGTTCCTCAAGTGCAGTAACCATGAAAATTCTATGTTCTCTCATTATATTATTTAAACATTGAAATAATTTTGGTTTAGGTTTATCTAATGGTAGTGTACCTGTAAGATTTACATCTCCTACTTTAGCCGTATTTCTCATATGTAACGGTCTATGAAATGTATTATTATGGTAAGATGTAAAAAATGTAGCTGGAAAATCGCTTTCGAAAACTTTATAATCTTTAATATCTACATTCCATTTTCTATCCATCAAACTGCATATAATTTTATCTTCACATTCAATATTGTTTTCCTCAATATATCTATCATACTCTGGATGTTCCTCTATAGATACCCACTCTCCCATCATATCTACAACAAACTTTTTACATCTTATCGTTTCTTTATTTTTATCATTTGATTGGCCATGCATATCATATCCATGTACCAAAAATATATCAAATATCTCATCATATTTTTTATTATTCTCAAACTCTATAACTTCGTAATTATCAAGATTTAATCCAAGACCACCATTGGAATCCAAAATAATAGAGCACGCCTCAATATTAGGTGATATTATTTTTATCTTTTTATTTATATTAGTTCTATACATAAAATCCTTCCTTAAATTCATTAAATATTATATTTTCTATATCTTTATTTGTACTCACACTAAATACTAAACTATTATCATCTACCAAACCAACAACTATTTTTTTATCATACAAATTATTATAAGTCTTTTTAACCAACTCTTTATCCCCTGAATATAATCTTAAAACATAACTCTTAGAATTATAAACTTTAAATTTTTTACTATTTAACAATTTTTTATACCATCTATTCTTAGTATCTAAAATACTTTTCTTTAAATCACTAACATAATCTTGATGGTCAATAATAAACTCTATGAATTTGGCTGCAAAATAATCTATTTCATATGCTGGTCTTGTTGATTCAATTTTCTCTTTCAAGTCTTTATTGGTAACTAACCAACCAACTCTTAATGATGCAAATGCTATTTTAGAAAAACTCGAAGATACTATTAAATTTTTATGTTTATGTAACTTAGGTAAATAACTATCAATGCCCCATCCAATATAAACTTCATCAAGAAAAACTTTAACTCCAAAAAAATTACAATATGTTATAATAGTATCTAACTCTTGATGTGTAAAATGACTTGGTAAATGTGATTTTGGATTATCTAAAAATAATACTTTTATATTAGGAACTATTTCTTTAATTTGTTCTACTGTAATTTTATAATCTGGTTTTTTTCCTTTAACTTCTATAACATCAATACCATAAACTTCTGCATAAACATGATACATTGCACAGGTCGGTGTTAATATCCCAACTGAATCACCTTTGTCTACTAATGTTTCAAATACTTGTTTAAATGCACCTTCTACTCCTCTTGTAATTAACAACTTATCTTGTGAAACTCTCAAAAAATTACTTAATACTTTATATGGTTTCCACATATCTGGATAAGAATGTAAATCATCTTTCTTAAAATACTCCAAAAGAGACTTATATATGTGTTCTGGATGTTCATCCATTATCATATTTCTATTAAAATAAATATAATCATCCTCAAACTTCAATCTTTTTCTTTCAATTATATTAACCATATTGCTTCCATTCTAAATAATGACTGTAGCCATGTATAATTCCACTCGCGTCACATTTATTGCAGGGTGATTTACTTCTATCACCACTACCTAACAATTTTCTATATTTATCCATCTGTTTAGATTCCCACATATCCCACAATGATTTATCCTTTACATTTCCAAATGTCCGTGTTTTTCCATAAATGTCTTGAATACAAAATAACACATCTCCATTCCAATCTATTTGCATAGAATAGTGCATATAAAAACATTCTTTTCCAACTCCCATTGTTTTATTCCAACTGAAAGTTCCTGCTCTATTAGTTAATATGAGACCATATTCTTCATCTTCTTTGTACCACCTATCTCTCAAAACATATTGAGATTTATCAATTTCACTATCATCGAAAAGTCTCGTAAAGTATTCAATTTGTTCTGGTCCATCATACATACTAACAACCATATAATCAAGATTAGATTCATATAATCTTTTAATTAAATCAATAGTTAAAAAATCTCCATTGGTTGTTATTTCTACATGAATCTTATCACCTAAAGCACCAACCAAACCAACTATATCTTTATGTAATAGTGGTTCACCATTTCCACATATATTTATAGAACCATTCCAATTTAATTTTTCAAGTTCTTCTCGTATCTTATTTACAATATCAATATCCATATGTAAATTTTTATTTGGATATATTTTAGGATCAAATCTTGGACAAAATTCACAAGTTCTATTACAAAGTTCGGTTGGATTTATATCAATAAAACTAAATAAAGGTTTACCATCATGTAACACTACATCATCAACAAAAGAACTCTTTCTTTGTATATTAAATTGTGTTGATTGATTCATAATTTATCCATTTCCCAACACTTTTTCCATCTTTATAAGTTCCAAGTATCCATATTGCACCATCATAATACCACCGTTTGTACTCCCCGTCCCTAATTCCATTTTTATAATTTATTTCTTCGAATTTCTGTCTATGCTCATAACTGTCATTTTCATTATACCAAATAGTCCATAATCCGTTTTTTTGATCATCTTTATATTCTCCTTTCATATATTCTCTCCCAAACCTATACCAAGAAGTCCATACTCCTTCTCGTTTTCCATCCTGATAAAAACCCTCTGTCCTTTTTGCTTCAAAGTCATTAGGTATAATGTGACCATTCCATACTCTATCCCACCATTCGATCCACTTTCCAGTTCCATCTTTAACCAATATATTACCAGACCTATTCCAACTATCAAATGTAACTCTCTTACCCATTTTATAAGTTTCTTTTAATTTCATCTGTCCGTTTTCATACCAATGAGTTTCTAATCCATGCCTTTTAGCTTCTATAAAATATTGTTCTACTCGTTTATTTCCATTTTCATACCAATAAGTATTTAATCCATCTTCTTCCCCATTCTTGTAATTCATCTCTCTGTGTTTTTTACCATCAGGATTCCACCGAGTCCATTTCCCATGTATCTTTCCATCTTTCCAACTAACTTGTCGTTTTAATTGACCAGAGGGAAACCAACCTTTTGATACTCCATCCTTTTTTCCATCTTTGTAATTCCATTCATATCTTGGACCATAACCTTCATCTTGAAAAGAAAGTCCATTATTTTTTGTCCAATATGCTTTAAATTGGCCATTCTCTGGATGATTTTCCTTTAACCATTCGAAAGCTTCTACAAAATTACCACTGGCAAGGTCCTCTGATGTAATTTCAGAATCTTCTTTACATACGCTCACATCTCTTATATCTATAAATGACAAATTTTATCTCCTATATTTATTGTATAGAAATTCTGCAAATTCAAAATCTAAATCTGTATCAATATCAATTGACTCAATTTCATCTATTTCATGAAATACTGGATTCTTCCCAACAACACTCCTAAACTTAACCATATTTTTCTTTGAAATCATTGATATTCCAAATGTTAAATACACTATATCTGGTAAATTTTGAGTAACTGGTACATCTGATAAATCATAATTTAATGGTTTACCATCTAACCATAAATAATGTTTCACAAAATTAACAGTATTTAAGCTATCATGTTCATCTCTAATTAACATAAATCTATTAATAAAATCATAATAAGTTTTAATTGTAATTAATGGTGCAGTACAAGGTGAATGTATAATATAATCAGACTCAGTAGTTTCTGCTAAATTAGTCCAATGTTCAGTATTAGTACACTCTGAACTCGCATAATATGGTTCTCTAAGATACCAATTAACATCACATTCTTTGGCGATTTCTATAGCCAATTCTGAATCTGTATTAACTACTATATCATCTATTATATCTATCTGTTTTAAAGCTTCCAATTTTAATTTTAATAAATTACTATTTGCAAATAATTTAAAATTTTTATCTTTAACTCTTTGAGAACCTTTTCTAATTGGTACAACGGCAGTTATCTTTTCTCTATTCATATTATTTAAACAAATTTTTAAAATCTTTTAATACTACTTCAGGAGGTTCAATTTGCTCAAAAAGCATACTATTCACCAATATTCCGTCCACTCCCACTTCAAGTGCCTGTTTAGCATCATCTAATGAACCAATTCCTCCGTCAATAATTACGGGTACACCAAGTTCACAAATTTTAGCAAGTGTTTTTATATCTTTAATTCCTTCACCCGTACCTATACCACTTCCCATTACTCTTAATAACTTACATCCGACATCAATTAACTTTTTGGCTGTTAATAAATCGTTCTCAAGTAAAGGATACACGTTTAATGAAGAATTCCACCTAATAATATCTCTGGCCGCGACAACGATTTCATTTTGATTTGAATGTTTATAATCTCCGCCCAAAACTTCTAACTTAATTAATCTTTCACCTGACATATCGTATGCCAATTTAGTTTTTTCATATGCCAATTTCGCAGATGTTTGTAAATTTATGTTTAACATTTTATGTAGTTTGGAAATATCAATTTTTTCTGTTAAACTATCCAAAGAAATTCCACCGTACCCAATTTCTAAATATTCTTTATGTCCCTCTTTAAGTCTATGAGTATTAATTGCCAAAACATTAGTTTCAGATTCCTTCAACATATTAATAATTGTCTCCAATGATGCCAAATGATGAACATTACCAAAACAATGCCATAATTGAGTATACTTTAAGCCATCAACTTTTATCATTAAACTGTTCTATTATTTTTGTTTTATAGTTATTCCAAAATTCATCTTCTTTTTCTCCATAATCATTCATTAAATTATAATTATGTTTCAAAATAGGAATCATTTTTACATACATATTATGTAATTCATCCAATGACATTGAATTCAATTGTAAAAAGATATTATATACCTTCTCAAATCTAATATTGTGATTTTTTTCTAAATCATAACTTTCATCCCAAAAATCACTAAAAGTTTTAAATCCTAATTCTTTTAATTTTTTAACAGTTCCATAACTTCCCATGATAACAAACGGATGAAAATGACAAAATGGCTTAAATGATTTTTCAGTTACATAAGCATAGGGATCAAAAAATGCACTTTCACTCACAAAACTAACATAACTATTTTTATAAACTTCTGGATACTCAAATCCAAATCCATTTATTTCATCAAAATTTTCATGATCAATAACATTTTTTTCCCTCTTTAATAATTTTTTAAAAATTTTTATATAATTACTTTTATCTATAAATAAATCTTGGTCCCATTCGTCATACGGTTCAAACTCACTATCTTTAGAATGAAGTTGATGTCTCTCCTCATTAAATTTAAAATTAAATGATATTAAATTACCATCAAATAACTTATCTCGTTCTACTGATAATAAAAATAACATCCTATGTGGTTTAGTTATTCTTCTATTATAACATAATATTTTATTTTCCCGTTTTACAGTTAAAAAATCATCACCACTATTACCATAAAAATTATACTCCATCAATTCCTTTGCTTTTCTCATCAATGGAAAATCACAAAATGCAAATTTTATTTTCTTTTTAATCTTTCTCTTTTTACAAATTGATTTATACCATACATTAACGTGTCTATTACTGTACATACCACAAATTACCTTTTCAGGATTAATATTTTTTTCCTTTAAATGTTTATGTAATACAACAAAATCATTTTTATCTATTGAACATTCATAAGGATTAACTATAAACAAAACAAAATTATCTATTGTATTAAGTTTATTCATAATATCTTTTGATAAATTTTTTATTAAAGAAAATTTTTCATATTCTTCTTCATCATCGATATCATATACAAGTCCCCTCGACAGAGTACTATAATGTTCTAAAACATAACAATAAAGAAAATCTGGGTTAAAAGAATTTTCCGAAAGATAATAATCATTAACTTCACTTACTAACTTACTTTCAAATTTTTCTGAGATACCAGTATGAAATACTTGTGTATGTCTTTCACAATCTGCTGGACAAGTACATTCAAATCTCAAAATCTCAAAACCTATATTATGTAAATTTGGTATGTCTTTTTCATCATATAATAAAATGATATCTTTAAACTTTTTATCCATAATATTTCTCTGGATATTCAGCCAATATTATTGGTTTTCTGTTTTTATACGCATTAACATATGTTTCATATATATTTTCATGTGTATGAAAATTAACAACCTCTACGTTATCTAAAATTGTACGATATACCTCACTATAATCTGCTTTATGTTGTACTCCTGGATCTAACGGTATATCACTGCCCTTTCCCACTCGTATAATCACATGAGCATCTTGATTTGTCATACCTCTAAATTTATCAAGGTGTGTAATTAATTGATTACTGGCACACATTAGAAAATCCCATCGTGGATAAAAACTAACAACACACATTCCTGTTATAGAGAGTCCAGTTGACATTCCCAATTGTACTTCTTCAAATACAGGGGTTTCTATCATTTTTTCTTTTGGAACTTCCTCAATCGTTGTTGACATTGGATTACCTTTGAAAACTATTTGCTGTCCTACAAATATTGTATTATCTTTAGATGCCAAATAGTTCATTGACCTTATTAATTCATCTTTATAAATTGTATTTTCCATTTTATTTATTCCTAATATACTTTACTACTTTAGATGCAACCCATTTATGACCTTCAGAATTTGCATGATCATCTTTCCAATTATATTTATAATCTCCATTAAATGCCTTACAGGTTTCGTAAATATGTAACTTACTTTCAGACAAATATTCCTCTACAGAATCATATCCTAAATCAACAAATTCATCTTTTAACTTATCATGTAACAGTCCTTCGGGTTTATCAGCCACATCCATTGCTGTAAACCAAGGTAGTAACACAAAAGTTACATTTTTATATTTATTTTTCAATTCAAAATATTTTTTTATTGCGATAGATGAATATGTATAAAAATCCGTCTCGTCTAGCCATTCCAATGCTTTTATTCTATCCTGATAATCCTCATTAGAATTTTCAATAAAATTAACTACTTCCCTGATAGTATTTGGGTATTTTTTTTCATCTTTTCCATGTAATTCTTTATCCCACCATCGAATATATCCTTTAGATTCTAAAACAACATACTTTACATCCTGCAAATACTTACCTAATTCCTCATCTGAATGCAAAAAATATAAAGTTTCTATTCCATCTGCACCAATTGGGATATCTTCGTTATCATGAATATTAAACTCTATCATATTAAGTTCATCACAAACTAATTTTGGCCAGCGATATTTTTTCCAATATTTTTTATTTTTTGATGATCGTGGTAAAGGTAATATTATACCATTTTCTTTTAACCATTCATCATCATTGTATTTAGGCCTAAACTCTATTTCCAGCCCAAGTCCAAAAGTATGTGATGTACCACTAAATAATATTTTATTTCTTTTCATAACCCTGCAACCTTATCCGTAAAAGTACTATTAAAATGTTTTGATCCACCTACATAAAAATTCTTTAATAAATGGTCTCTATTATAAATACATATATCTGAATACTTTCGATACAAATCTTTTATTTCTTCTGGAGATTTTAATAAAATTCTATCAATTTCACCAAAAATAAAACCCAATCTCTCCCATCTATCAATAATTTCATCATAACTTTCATCAAATAAACCATCGTATGTTTTAAATCCAAGTGATCTAAGTTCTCTCAAATATCCTCCTGAAGATATTACAATAAATGGATGTAAATTTATTAATGGTTTCATAATTTTTTCTGAAAAAAATATATTATCTAAATCTTCAAATTGAGTTTCAGTCACAATATCAAAATAATAACTTAATGATGTGTTCTTATCAAAAGTATCCTCTGTACCAAAATCACCCAAAAACTCTTCAGAATATGTATCTAATTGTTTTACTTCTGGTAATATCACCATCTTTGGTACTATTTTTTTCAAATTTTCTATATTATCAAAATGTAATTTTTTAAATTTAGGAAATCTTTCTGGAAAGTCTATTCTTGGGCTACTTAAAAAACTCCACAAGATTCTATTATCATTTTTCTCTATAAAATAACATCCAAGTACAGTTCTATGTATCTTATCATTACTTCTATTAAGAGACATAAAATAATATTCTCTATCTAACTTATTTTTAGCTTCACTATTAGTTGGTAATGTTGAGACATAATTTAAGTCGTTCTTCTCCACACCTTCCCCAGATAATAGATGTTTCGCGGTATTAGCACCATCATATATAAAATGTGGAACATAATACCAAATAATTTTTTTACATTTTTCTATTTGTTTATTATTGTCTATAAAAATTAAAGAATCAAGTGGAATATTATTAATTTTACAAAAATATTGCACATCAATTTCAAATTTATTTAGATCTGGTGTTCCCTCTGATATACAGCCCGTTAATATCTTTACTTGTCCAGAACGTATTAACTCTTTAAATTCATTAGGAAAATCATTAAAAATTCCATCATTATATATCCCTTTATCTCCCCATAAATCTCTAAGACTACTTTGACATTCTAATAAAAATATATTCTTACTATCTTTATTTATTTGATAATCAGTTGTAAAAGAAACTGAACCTAAATTATCTGGTCCCGTCCTGTACTCAGTACTGGACATTAACCAGTTAAATAAAGCAGATAGTTGGAATTCAGGTCTATCATGACCATTTACACGATATCCATCTACAATATTTGATTTATTCTTTTCTGCAAAAACGAAATTTAAAATATTACCCATTTGCCCGTCCCATAATGTGGATATTTAGATTTATAATTATAATGAATTACATCATCTGGTATATCTCGTTTTTTGTTCCAAGTTGCTACTGTTGGTGTCTGTGTAGAAACATCATTATCTTCCACTATAAAATATAGTGGTAAATCAAAATTTCGTGCATATTTATGACACTCATAAAAAATACCTGTTTCAAAGGTCATATCACCTACGAAACACCAAACCTTTTGTTTGGATTTCTTTCTTTTTAAACTAATAGCAGTTCCAAGTGAAATAGAAATAATACCAGTAACAATAGCTGATGAATAAAAATTGTGGTCTAAATTACAAATAGTAATAGACCTACCCTCTAATATTTCATTTTTCAGCCAAACGGGAGATAAACCATGACATAATGCATGATAATGTGACCTCCAAGTTGAAAAAATATGATCATCATAACTAATACGAGAAAATACTTCAATCACTTCTTCTTCATTTCCATTTGATAAATGAATAGGAGCTGTAATTTCTCCATTCTCCCAATGTTTAACTATATCACTTTCGAAATCTATAAGATTATCTACGGTTAAATTAACATCTCTTACTTTTTCATATTTATCTAAATTTTTAATCATAACTAATAAACTCCTTAATATTTATCAAGTTGACTTACCATAACTCATTGGAAATCCATTTCTAAAATGACTACTATCTTTATTTATTATTATTTGATATCCACTTATAAGTTCTTGGATACCATCGTCTAATGAATACTTTGGTTTCCACCCTGTATTTTCTATTTTTTCATTTGATACAATATAATCTCTCTTATCTGGATCCTCATAATAATCAGACAAATTAACAACAAAACCTGGTATATGTTTAATAATTCTATCAGTCAATTCTTTTTTACTAATATTAGTATCACTCAACCCAACATTAAATGCCTCACCAACATTATCTTCATAATTATCTATCATAAATTGAAATACAGAAGCTACATCATAAATATGAATATAATTTCTAATTGCATTTGCTTGAAATAAAGTGATATATCTATCTGTTAATGCCTTATATACAAACTCATTTACAAGTAAATCTAATCTCATCCTTTCAGACATACCAAAAACAGTAGCCAATCGTAAAGTTATCGCTCTACCACTATCCAAGAGAAGATTTTCAGAATTGCATTTGGTAACTCCATAATGACTTATTGGTGTTAATTTTTGATCCTCTGTACAGATTCCTTCAGTTTTATGTCCATATCCACTATTAGTATTTGGATACAATATTCTTTGATCTTTAGAAGTATTTTTAAAAATATCTTTAATTTGATGATAATTAACTGCAGTTGCTAATTGTTTATCTCTATCACATGCGGGAAACCCCACTATTGCTGCCAATGGTATAATAACATCTGACTTATCTATGTAATCACTTAACTTGCTATAATCCCTGACATCACCATAAACAAATTTAAAATTTTTATTTTTAAATAAATTTAACAATGACATTTGATTGTATAATAAATTATCATAAACTATTATTTCATGGCCAGCGTCTAATAATTTTGGAACTAAAACTGAACCAAGATAACCTGCTCCACCTGTAATTAAAATTTTCATCTTCATAATGTTAATCCTCTATTGTTCATATCAATTTCTCGTGGTGTAAAATCACCTTCTCTAATTACATCAATTATAATATTTGCCAAATTTCTATTACTTTTTTCATTCAAATGGTTTACGGATACTGTCGGTGGGATAAACCTATCCAACGCCAAATTGCCATATAATGCATTTTGAATTTCATATCCTTCAAATGATTCTTCAAAATTTTTTAAAAAAATACATTTCTTTTTATGTTGTTTAATTACATCATCAATTTCTCTAAGTATTCCTCTATGTGCAACTTCATGGAATTCCAACGACATTAATGTTTCATAATATAAACATATACCTTCTTTAAATCTTTCAGCTGTTTTTCTTCCAAGATAATTCATCTCCGTTTTTTTTTCTTCCCCATCAGAAAGTAACAAACTATCTACCAAAATATTCATATCACCATCACGTTGAAGGTTTTGAGCTCCAACTGAAATGTTATATCTATTTGCCAGTCTTGAAGAATCTGTAACACAAAATATAATATAATCTGCATCTTCAATATTCTCCATCATTCTTTCATAAGAATAAAATAAGCATCCCCCATTCTGACCACTACATAATATTTTAGCATCAAATTCCTTTGCAATTAAATACGGATAGGATGGAAATGGATCCTTTCCTATACTGGCACAAAAACTATCTCCACAAAATGCTATTTTCATTTTTTATTCTCTTTAAGTGACCTTTCCCACGCTGGATAACAACTATAACTGTAATCTTCTACATAATCATCATCATTCTCTTTATACCATTCAATTGTCTCTTGGATAGCATCCCTAAATGTATATTTGGGTTCAAATCCAAGTTCATTTTGTATTCTATCAATGTTAGATAATTTAAAAGGAATTGTGGTTGGTTTGGAATTATCCCATTCCACATCTGGAAATTTACCACTCATTTCTTGAATCGTGTCCACAACGTCTCCAATAGTAAGTTTTAATCCCATACCTAAATTATATGGTCTCATAGATTCACCTTTTTCTAATACCAACAATGCACCATTTACGACATCTTTAACATAAAGAAAATCCCTAACCACATCTGGACTTCCCCACACTACAAATGGATCTTCACCACTCAACAATCGTTTAATAAGAGCAGGAACTACATGGCAAGTTTTTAAGTTAAAATTATCATATGGACCAAATATCGCAGTTCCTCTACAAATTGCAATTTTCATATCTGATAAATGTGAGGCATGTTCCATAACTTTTTCTCTATATCTTCTCATCCACCCATATCCATAATAAGAAATATATGGTTCATCATCCCAAAACTCATCTTCTGTAACTGGATAATCTCTAAGTGGATATCCTGTTGAACTATTTAAATCCAAAAATCCCTTAACATTTGATTTAACACACGCATCTAAAACATTAGTAATAACATCAATTTGATTTAATGCTATTTGAAAATCCGTTGGGACTTCACTTGGGTGTGCTATTTTTCCGGCAGAATGAACAACGTAATCCGCACCATCTACAAGTTTCATACAATCTTCAATTTTCAGTAAATCTATATTTTCTAATACTTCTATTCTATCATCATTTATTTTAAGTGGGGCCTCATGAACATAAGTTACTACATTTGCACCTCTCGATAACAACTCTTGTAAATAATGAGTTCCAATAAACCCAGTACCACCAGTTACTACTACTTTTTTATCTTTAAACATTTTTTTCTCCTTTTTTAATAGACTGCATAATCATCTCTATTCTCCCAAGTATCAGGTAGTTCCTGATCACTCTTAATACAAAATCCATTTATATTATTTCTATCTTCTTTTGCCCACACATTTACTGGATTTACCCAATGAGGCATTCTTGTTGAATGGTTAATCAATATTAGTTTGTTTGGTGCTGGTAAAATAGTTTTAATTTCACCACCAGAAACAACCTGTAACTGTCCACCCCAATCATATTTCCAAACAAGTTCTGTAAAAAATAATATATATCCTGTATATCCCATGTAATCATCATAATGACACCTCATATGATTCTGGCCGTTATTTTTAATTTTTGTTGCTTGATGTCTAAATATTCCAATATCACTATGTAACTCTTCAAATAAAGGTCTAATATTTTTATAAAATATTTCTTTATAATGATCATTATTTACTACACCATTACTTGACCAAAAATGATTTGTATAGATTTCATCTTCTGTTGGAAAATACTCATCTGCAAATTTCTTCCAACGACCATACCTTTGTTTTTTTCTGAAATTAACCTCTACAAATTTACTATTATGAAATGATTCAACAATCTTTCTGTAATTTTCTAATGGTAAAAAATTATCAATTATTGTAAATCCATATTCTTTATATTCTCTTTTATAATCCACTTTTATCTACCTAAGTTATTCGACTTCATACCACCCAATACCTCTATTTTTTGAAGATGTTATTCTATTAACTTTATACTCTTTTCCATCTATACGACCAAGTTGTAAATCATGAACAAATTCTTTAACTCCATTAAAAGGATAATCTAATAAAATATCATGAAACACTATTATACCACCAACCTTAACTTTTTTACTATAAACTAACCAGTCTGTAAGTACTGATCCATAAGTATGCATTGCATCTATAAATAAAACATCCACTTCTTCTTTCTCTGTCAATCTATATACATTTTCTATAGTATTTGGATCATTAGTTTTACCATGAACAAAAAAACTTTTACCGTCATCCAAAACCCATGAATCATAATAATTCATTGTATATGTACCAAAATTTCTTATTTTCTCGTCATCTTTTTCTATTGTGATACTTTTATCAAATAGCATTCTCCATAAAAAATGTGTTGATCCATAATATCCCAAACCAAGTTCTAAAATAGTTTTATTAAATCCTCTATCTAAAATTAATTTAACAAATTCTTTAATTTCAGTTTTGTTTTGTTGAATACCAGGAATTGGCTCTGCATTTCTATGATATGGCGTATGTTCACCGTCCATATCATAACCAACATCTCCGTGTACTGACACCCACTTGTCGAGTTCTTTCATAATTGATTCTAAGTTTATCATTATTTCTCCTTTAAAAAACCAGTCATAATTAAAGTTAATTTATCTTCATAAGACCCATTTGAAGTCATATGTAAATCTCTGCCATCCATTCTATACGCATCTCCTTTTTTCCAATTTGTAATAACTTCATCTCCCACCATAAAAACTTGTCCAAAACTCCAATCATTCATAAACACCAATATACGACCTGGTTCTTTAACTTCCCCAACGCCGTGTTCTTTTAAAAATAAATACTCATCTATATGCGGGGGCGACATATATCCAGGTTTTTGAATTGCTAACCAAGATGATATTACTTCCATATCAAATTTTTTCAAATATTCTGTTAAATAATCAGGATAATCTTCTTTATAAGATTTAAAAAGACTTGTTGGCATTTTTAATTCTATTTGTTTTAAATCGAACTCATTATCTTTATTATCTTTGGCAGTATGTTCACTAAATTTAAAATCGTTATAATTGATTTCGAAATCAAAGTTAAAATTACCTATAAATTTATTCATTCTTATTACTCCCTTTACTTGCCCAAGTCAATATTTTAAAATTATCAACTCGTTGAAACTCTATATTATCCCCGAATATCCATTTACCAAGTGACTCTGATCTATTATTTTCTTCATTTAATAGTTTAAAAACTCTTTCTTGGTTTGCTAAAAATCTATCTTTATTTTCTAAATATAAACTTGGAATATCTAAGTCCCTTAATCTAATTAATTCTTTAACTATAAATTTAGATTTCTTATTTAACTTCGCAGTACATAAATGTGCAGATACCGTATCTGCGTCATCATCTTTACCTCGTGGTGGTTCTGGAGAAAACGGAGGATCAAAGAATGGTCGTGCAAAATTACCAATTCTGGTTGATCCAGGTGAGATAAAAACATCATCATAATCATGATTTATAATATCATCAAACATATCAAATCCATAATCTCTATAATACTGAATTGTTCCCTCTGCCCCATAAAAAATAGGAAACTGTAATCCTGCAAATACTTCTTGTGCATAAAAACTGGGACTATTAAATGTATAACTTAATTCACTACTCACCCCAATATATGCCCGGCTTGCAAAAAAGGGTTGAAAAGTAAATCTAATCTCGGGCCCTAACTCTTTTATTCGATGTAGCATTAAATTATGTTGAACAACATCAGAATATTCTATAATAGGCCGGAAATATCTAAAATCAGTAACATTAACTGTACCATCATCAATACCATCTCCGCACTTAACAATTAATGTCCCTTCCTCTTTTATATCCCTATTATCCACCCACTCATTTTTATTGCATACTACATATCCATCATCAAGTAAGTCAGATTTAACTAATTCACTAACCAAAGATGTCCTATGTGGTCTCATATGGTTATTAACACAACTAAATAATTTACTTTTATATTCTGGTTGCCAAGAAATACCTTTTATTAAAATACCATCTTGATATGAAGGTTCATTATAAGTTGAATTATATCCCCCAATCCATCTTGCCCCATTAAATGGAAATCTAAATATATCCCACTCCTTACCAATATTTTTTTCTTGTTCTTCTTTAAACATTGAATCTGTTGATGATATTATTCTTTTTCTCTTATAAACAAGATTCATTTTTTCTAATACGTCATCCCATACATTAACTCTCAAAGGATTTAAATTTTCTCCGGCATAATCTACTATAAAATCTTCACAAGTAAAATTAAAAGAATTAAACCAATCCAACATTTTTTCATTCACCGATCCCGGTGATAAATCTCTAAGCTCATAACCATGAATTGATATAATATCAAAGTGAAAATTATCACAGGCGTGAACATCTTCTTTTGTATGACAATATCCTTCTCTATGATGTTTTAGGTTAAACTGCTCTATATTAAGTCCACCATTATGTGGACCTACCCAATCGGGCCCGCGTGAGTTATCATCGGATGTATCAAAATGAAATATCTTATAATCTTTTTTTAATCGTGAATTTATAGCTAATGGTTTCATATTAAAGTTCCTTATAATATTCCATTACTTCCTTTATACCATCACGTAAACTTATATTTGGATAAAATCCATAATTATTTGCCCTTGTAGTATCCATTAATCTAATAGGATCACCATTTGGTTTAGATATATCCCACTCAATTGGAACATCTTTTCCATAAACATCACTAATAGTTTCTACTAATTCTTTAATTGTAAATCCATTACCACTACCTAAATTAATTGGTTCTGTAATTTTCTTATCATAACACAATAATATACCATCGGCAATATCACTTGCATGAATAAAATCTCTTGTTGGTGTACCATCACCCCAGCACACTAATGGATTCTCTCCATCACATATTCTTTTTATAATTGATGGAATTACCATAGAACCATCACCAAAATTATCTCCTTTTCCATAAATGTTAGCAGGTCTAACAATAGAAATGTTTTCTAAACCATAATGTACTTTATAACATTCTGCCTGTAATTCTCCTATTCTTTTAGCCCAACCTGCAAATTTATCATTCTCTGATGGAAATGATTTCCACACATCATCTTCTCTCATTCTATCCGCTGGTGCATAAACTCCATTTGTACTTGTATAAACATACCACTCAACCTCTTCTAACCTTGCGGCTTCCATCATATTAGTATTAAATTGTAAAAGTGGTGTAAAATAATCATTGGGTTGTTCCATAGCTCTTTTTGGTGAACCCTTTACTCCCGCCACATGAAATACTACATCTATATCCTTAACCACCTCTTTACATTTTTCAAAATTTCTTAAATCTGTTTTTACAAATTCAAATGTATCCTCAAAATATTTATCAAATATCTCATTATATCTCAAATCTGTAGCTCGGACATTATATCCTCTATACATACATTTTTGTACCAAATAGTGTCCAACCATTCCTGATGCGCCTGTTATTAGAACCTTCATTTCAAATTCTCCCTAAGTTTTTTCAAATTCTCGGTATGTTCCTCATCTTCCCAACCTTCCCAATTCAAATGTTCCTCTGTATGTGCCGGGTTCGGTCTATCCCAAGTTCTGTGAAATCCAAATGATGTTGGTGTTGGTACTCTACTCCAAAATTGTTTCCAAGTTTCATCTTTACAATCCCAACCCTTTTTATCTGTAAGAATATCATTTGAAACTATATCCTCATTTATATAACCGTATTGTTCATACTGTTCTTTCAAATAATTAAGTGTTGCTTTCTCATATACCATCTTAGATGCTCTTTTACTTTTTAAAGTAAAACCACCAATCATATAAACACCATCTGATTCTGAATTCTTAATCCCACTTGCCTGTCCCAATAAATCATAATCTAAAAAATCATCAGTCCATGCATCAAAATTTATTGGATATCCATCCCATTGAAAATTTATTACATGGGTAAATTCATATGGTAATAAATAAAGATATAAATCTCTAATCATAAAATATGAATAACAATAAAAGTGGTGAGTTCGATTTGAATACGGAAAGGCAGAAAAGGCAGGTATTAATTCATCTGCATGATTTTCATCGGTTGCAAATCTAATTACCCTCAATCCATTTTCTTTATAAATTTTTGCAACTTCATCAGTTATTCGTGCCCTTTTCTTTTGGGCACCTTCCCAATCACCATCTACTGTTACAAAAATTACATCATTTTTTAATCTCTCTGTTATCATTTTTTTATCTCCATATCACCTATTAAATTAGATATACAAACTCTTCTCCGTCTTGTTCCTCTATCATAATCACCAAATCTTAAATGTGTTTCATCTGTTATCCCAAATATTACACAATTGGTTGGTTCTATAAACAAATCACTACATACTTGTATTTGCTTTTCATGATATTTATTTTGTAAATAATCTGTTTCAAAATTCTGAAATATCTTCAAGCCGATATCACAAGAAACATAACTTACCATTTCAAAACTATTAAAAACATCTACGGGATCATCTATATCTTCTCTCGTAAATCGTATCCCTATTCGTAAATGTTCTGCCCCATAAAAACCCTTACTCAAACTAAAAGAAATACCTTGAATACATTTCCTATCAAAATCAAATTCTATATTACGAGACATGACCATATAAGCACAATCTATAAAAACAGGAACTCCTAACCCATCACACCTATCTAATACTTTATTTGTTTGTGGATGTAAATCCCCAAAATCTGAAAATGGAACTGAAAATATTACAACATCATCTTTTTTAATTTCTTCATCATCAAGATATTTCCAATCATACCCACTTCTAAACATAATTTGATGATACATAAAATCACCCTTAAATATTCTAAATCTTTTATTATGATTTACTAAATAGAAAAAATCAAATGATTGCGAAGTACCATGTACAAATTTTTTAGATTTAAATTTATTAAGATTATGTAATTTATTTAATTTAGATTTTTGTATCCACTCGAAATATGAACTACAATAATCTTGAATCAGATTAGGCGTATACAAACAATTACCGTCTATATTATCTCTAATAAATTCATACGATTGTTTATCTGGTATAGGTCTGGCCCCTTTCATTATTACATCAGGCATAATATTTCTCCAAAACTTTTTTAGTATACCCAATCCCACCTATAGATAATCCTCGTAATAAATACGTTACATAATCATTATTATGATTAATTATAAACTTATCAGATTCTTTTACATATTTACTGATTTTTGGCGTATTTTTTAAAATTTTACTTAACATAAATAATATATCTTCTATCCTTGTCAATTCTATATAATTAATATTAATCTCGCCACTATAATCATCTAAAAGTAAATACTCCACTATTTTTCTCAGATCACTTACATCTAAAACAGAACGAAAGGTTTCGTGAATATTAACTGGAAGTGAATTTTTTATAGAATTTACAAAAAATGGAATTAAATTATTAGAATTTCCAGTTTTTCCAACAACCGTAGGTAATCTAGCTATAATATATTTTTTATTTAATGTTTTTATTTTATTCTCTACATTCCTTTTATGTTCTAAAAAAATTTTATTACTTAAATGTGAAAGTGAACTAAAATAAATTATCTTATCATATTCAAAATTACTTGTTATCCTATCAAGCAAATCAACTTCTCGTTGAAATGATTCTTGTGATATTTCTATTGAATGTGAAACTCCAGAACAAAAAAATAAAATATCTTCAGTATTTATTTTTTTCATTTCAGTTCCAATTAATCCATTACCAATAACCATTATTTATCTCTGTAAACTAAAAATTCATTTATCGTATGATATAATGATTCACTATCTTGCTTTTTACACCTTACCCAATCAAATTCTGAAACTAACTCTGATTTAACCCACCAATCTTCAAATGGCTGATTCATTCCTCTATCATCTACAAATGTTACATCATCACATATCAACTCAAATCCTTTGTCTTGTAAAAATTTTATTTGTGGTGCCTTCTCAGCATCATACCAATCAAGTGTCATACCAAAATTCTGTATGATGCCATCTTTTTCATCAGGTTCCTCTTTATACTGATTCCTATAAACATCATGTTCAATCGTAATAACTTTTATATCCCAATTCCAATTTAAATTTTTTAATGTTCTAAATCTATCACCACATTCATCGACATCAATACTTACATAATCAATATCCTTATCAATAAAAGACCAATCTGTTTTTGTAGAATCAACTTGATAAAAGTTTAACGTATCCCATCCATCAAAATACTCGATATCAATAAAATATCCATCACACCCCCGATTTAACAATGGAAAACATACAGAATGTTCGGGACTGGAACAACCAATATCCAAAAAAGTAGGAGTTTCCAGTGAAATTAATGGGAACACTGCCTGTGTGTCGAGTTGGTTGGATAATTGAAAATGTTTCATTTATCTCTCCAACTCAATATTGGATTATCAATTGGCCATTCGATTCCAATTTGACTGTCATTCCATTTAACTTCTTCTTGGTCAAACCAATCCACATATTCTTTTGGATATGATTGTGTATAATGAAATAAACATTCATCACTTAAACACAAATGAGCATTTACAAACCCAGGGGGAACTAAAACACTTATATGATTTCTATCCGATATAATATAACTTTCCCATTTATTATAATTTGGTGACTCTAGCCGATTATCTACTACTACCAAATAAACTTCTCCCCAAACACAAGTAATATGTTTCCAAGTAACTTCATCACCGTGTAATCCTCGTAAAACATTTTTTCTTGAACGAGTAAATTTAGATATTTTCCATTCATGTCCTTCAGGTAAAATTTCATTCTCTTTTTCCCAAAAAGTCCACATCTCTCCTCTATAATCAAAGAAAGGATCGGGTTTCAATATCTTCACCTCAGGAAATACTTCTGATACCGTAACTTCAGATTCAAACATAAAAAAAAATCTCCCATAATATTTTATGAGAGACACTTCAATAAATACAAAACCCCCCGATAAACGGAGGGCACTCTTTATGTAGTGCCACCCATGTTTTATAGTCTGTAAGTAGAGGGTTTGGTCTTTCAGGACTTCAAGCTAAAGCTCTTCCCCGTGTTATCTCTACACGACTCACATATAAATAGTAACTTATATAAAAAATCACTCTTTAAATTTTAAATACCGCTCATGATTATTTCTTATATAATATACCATTCTTTTATTATATTCATATATCTCACATATTAACATTATTTCTGGAAATTTTTTCGATAAGAGGCTGATATCCTTCTGTCCCTGAAAATGTCCATCCAGTATTTCTTCCACTAACCAAGGACTAAACAACATTTCATCTTTTAAAATTCTACCTTCACCATATTCTTTCCAAAATTGATCATGGCAAGCATAAAAAGAATGTAGTGTTTTATGTTTATACGGAATTTTTTTTACAGTTTTCCATTCTTCATCTTTTTCTTGTAACCACTGTAAAAACTTTGGATTACTTAAATCTTTTAACTCTAAAAAATATACATTTGGGTTTAATGATAACTCCCATAACATATTTATAGCAGAATGAAAGCCCCAATTCCAAAATTTTGCATGACTTTTTATCTGCCACCGAAAATTACTTCTATTAATATCGTGTAAAAACGTCATCATTTCAAATACTAATTTTGTTTTATGTTTACCGTTATAAAAGTCTTGTTGAATCAAGTTAAAAGGTGATTTATCTGTATGGTATTTAGGATGATTTATCCAATCATCTGGTAGAAAATTAATTATTTCTTCAAGATATCCACTTTTCCATCTGTCTATCACATCTCTTATTAATATAATATAAATTTTATCTTTCTCCACACCATCAGAATATTCTGAAATTTTATTATTTCTATCCTTCTCCAAATGAAATAATGACTGTGTTCCCATTTTTAAAAACTTGGATATTTTTAAATATTCTGTACCCGTGTAGGGGCCCGTACCTTTAATCTTTGAATACATTTTCCATCCTATTGTCATGCAACTCTATAAAAGAATGTAAATTTTCATAATTATGTTCCCATATATCCTCTTTTTCTATAAAAAAATCCAATATATCTTTTGTACTTGTATTACAAACTCGTTCAACCATATCAAAGTGTTCTGTTTCATAACTTCCATTAACCTGTTTAACTTTAGTTCCATCATAACCAAAGAGTTTAGGAAATTTAAATCCATACTGTTTTAAATATGGATAAGATTCGGGCTGTGCAAATAAAAATACGGGCCTCCTAAACATAAATCCCTTTAAAGTTTTTTCACTATTTGTAACCAATCGTTTACCATCTTCAAATGTAGAAAATCTTGTTTCAACTATAATTTCAGATGCAGATTGAAAATCTTCCATTGGTAATGACCAATCCCTAAAACTACCACTGGCCTTTTCCTCTGATGGGAATTTTGTCGGAGAAATATCTACATCTGGTGAATCAAATAAATAACTTTCAGATGAATTTATACTATAAATAATATTTTTAAATTCTTTAATTTTATTATAAACAAATATTTTTTCCTCGCTCGGATTACCGAACTTAGATATAACATTATATTTAATATTTTTATAATTTTCCCTTAAAGATTTAAATTTATATTTATATAAATAATGTCTTGCTATCTCTCCTAAACCCCCAATACTTGTAATATAATTTATATTTTTCAAATCAAATGGATTATCACAAAAAAAGTTAAATATAATTGTTATCTTTTCACTATCATCAATTTTGTCGATTTTATCTTGTAAAATTTTTGAATCATTAAAACTGTCCCAAAATAACTCATTGCAATAAATAATAATTTTGTCAAATTTAGATGTTAATTTTTGTTTATAAATTAAATCCATACACGGGAGAATATAAGACTCATTTATAATCAAACAAACATTAAGTTTAGTACCTTTATATTTTTCCAAATATCTGTGTATATTATTATGCCTTCTATCTCTATTCTTGTTAGAATAAGATTTAAACTGATTTCTGGGTTGGATTTCATCATAAACTTGAATCTGTATCATATCATCAACCAATCCGCATTGACCGGTTTGCACGACCATTCCAGCTGGTATTTCCTTCTCCTTTATTTAGTCCTAACTGCTTAGATAAAGTACCAGTTTCACTACGATCCAAAATATAAATATTTTCTGGACTAATTTTATTTGCGGGTATAAATTTTAAAAAGAAATCTATTTGTGCATCTGTTAATTCATATGAATCTATGCCCAAAACCCGGGAATCATTATTTTTATCATAAACAATTCTACTTGTCCTTGTAATATACATAAAATTACCCAATATATTATGTCCTCTACTAAATTTTTTTTGATCTGATATTATATCAAATACTTCATCCATAGAAAGTTCACTAAATAGTTTCGGACTGTTAACTAGATCTTCAAAGTTTGTACTAACACAACAACTACAATTATATCCATGTGCCTCTTTAAATAAAAACAAATTCTTTATCTTTTCTTCATCAGCATCTGAATTATCTATTAGATACTTCCACAACGTCAAAAGAATGATGCCTGTATGTTCCATTGCAACTTTATACCGTTCAGAGTGCTTCATATTACATAATGTAGTTATAACAGTTCCATTTGGACTTAGAAACATAAAGGTACTTGGAACTGTGATTAAATCTAATATTTCTTTTGAAATCTTACTTCGACTGTAGGGATAACCCCCAAATTGTTCGGCCAGTTCATCCAAAATTTTTTTGCCACTTAGTTGAACATTATCCCATCGGGCGGTATCATGAAATAACGATATCATAGTAGATTCTAATTTTGATATTTCTAAAGTTGATGGTGCAAATGACCTTGACCACAAGGATCTTGCTAATTTTTCAAGGTTCTTTTTTCTTATATCAGACACTCTTTGGCACCCTATATAACATTTTCATATTCTGATTATACAACATTGGTGCTGCCGTTGGATGATTGGGATGAAGTGCTATTGCATTTTTAATTCTATCCTTTTGATCCTTATTATGAATAAATTTAAATGAAAGATTTTCTTTATATCGTTTTATCTTACGAGGATCAATTTCAAAGTTTAATTTACCAATATCCGTCCAATGATAATTAAATTCCCAATCATATTCTAAATCTGTATCAACAATATTACCCTTTGCACATATAATATAATATCCTAATTGTTCAAAGTAATCTATTGTCTTTCTTGACAAAACTCCATATTTCTCCATAAACTTTTTTGAAACTTCAACCATCATCTTTACAAGATCACCCATTTCATTGTATAACAATCCCTTATGTTCTACTAATTCACGAGAACCTATTTCTCCAGATAAATGTTTCTCGTAACGACCAGGACGAATTGAATGTGTCTTTGCCTGTTCATAAGTTTCATACAAACCATATTCTGTAGATTTAACATAACTTAACATAATTTCTTCTATCTTAGTAGTATAAATCTCATCATGATTCAAAATATAAACCAAACATTCCCATTCTGGAATACCAAGTTTTTCTAATGCCAAGAAAAATTCTTCAAAAAGTGCATTATTATGAAATGTTTCAATAATTAATAACATTTTACGACAAGATACATAATCATCAAATGACATATCTTTTGAACCTACTATAATTTCTTCTATTTCTGTTATAGGAACTTCAACATCTCCAAATTTATACTTCCCTACTGCTCCAGTCATTATTCTATGTTTAGTTAATAACTTAAATTCATCTCTGGTCTGTGGGTTAGCCATTTCTGTACCACTGAGTAATATTGCTTGGAATTGTCTAATTGTATTAACTTTATTTTCAATTACAGTTTTCAATGATTGAAAATGAGTTTTTTTAGAATCCCCTGGCAATCCCAAAATGAGTTCACTAAAAGTTTTAGATTTTTTATCTGTTTCATTCATAAACATCATTACTTTCCTATAAGATTCAACAGATATATTACTACGTTTAATATTTTTTAAAACAGTTTCATCAGTAGACTGTAATGCCGCTCCCATTGGAAAAGTTCCTTTTAATAAACCTAACATATCCATGATTCTATCATGTCTGTTTTTTCCTAACGATCCTCTAACAAGTTTTGGCCATCCATAATTACTTTGTAATTCTGCTATATATCCCGCAGTTTCTTTATCTTCCCTATACATACCAAAATTAAGATCACTAATTCTAAGTTCATCCATCTTAAAACCATTCTTTTTTACATTTTCATAAATATAATGAAGTTCTTCTCTTACTCGTGATGTATCATAACTATAAACTTTATTTTTATATTTTAAACCATCTGCACAAAAAGTACAAGAAAATGGACATCCTCTGTTAGTTTCAATCATCGGAATAAGTGGTAATTTAAAAAATTCATCCATACTACCATTTAAATAAGGTGAAGGTAACATATTTACATCTGTAATCCTTTGGATGGTTGGTTCAATTAAACAATTTTCATCGAGATAAGTACAATTTATAATTTTTTCTTGGGACCTTTTTAAATCTTTACCATTAAAATCATACTCTTTAAGTTTTTGTAACAAATCTACAAAACCAATTTCTCCCTCACTTTCAATATAAAAATCTACCATTGACCTAAATTTTAAAAAAGCTACTTTTTCAGAAGATTCAGTTGGGAAATTTGGACCACCAAAAACTGTAATTAAATTGGGATTTAAATCTTTGGCCCATTCTATTACTTTATACCCCAATTCTATATTCCAACTATAATTAGATAATGCTAAAACAAGTGGAGATTCTTTTGAAATTGCCTTAATTAAATTCTCTGGTAATTTAAATAATTTAAAATCAAACTCGTTACTCAAAACTTTATTTGAATATCCAGCTACATAACTCGTCCCCAATGGAAAAGTTAATGCCATCAACCCCGATCCAGTATGTGTTAAATCCGCGAGAAATATTTTATTATTCATGTTTACAAACTCCAGTTATATAATAAATATCATCTATTTCTAACTCTGGATAATTAGGTAAGAAAAATCCTCGTGAATGTATTTTATCAGCAACTTCACCATGAAATTCACCATATCTATTTACCCAAAATGGATGTAATCCAAGATTACCTGCACTAAATATACGAGTTTCTATACCATTTTCTACCAATCTATTAACAACCTCTTTTCTATGTTCTTTACTTTCTGCTAAAGCTCCAAATGAAATACTACACGGATTATCATTTCCCCAATCTTGAAATTCAAAATGGCCATCTAATTGTTTTGCATATTCAATATGATTTTCTGTCCTCATTTCTGATATCCAATCTGCCTTTTCTAACTGTCTAAGTCCAATAAATGCTTGTAAATCAGTAGACCTCAAATTAAAACCAGGCATTAAGAATGTAAAAGGTTCATGAAATGGATCAATATCATTTTTTTCCATTAATTGTTTGTATAAATCATTTGGTAAATCCTTTCCCCAACCATGACTTCGTAACACTAATAACATATGATATAAATCTTCATCATTTGTATTTATCATACCACCTTCTATGGTTGAAAATTGATGACCGAAGTAAAATGAAAATGTAGACATATCTCCAACTTGACCAACCATCGTTCCATCTTCATAACTTGAACCAAGTGCTGCACATCCATCCTCTAATAGTGGAACATTATATTTTTTCGATAAATTTAATAATTCTTCCTTATAATGTGGAACACCTAACACCTGAACAAACATTATTGCAGAAATATCTTCAGTTTTTAAAAGAAATTCTGTTTGTTCTAAATCAATACCAAATGTTTTTTTATCAGCATCGACCATAATAGGTTCTATTCCAAATTGTATAAGTGGTGATATTGTAGTAATCCAACCAACTGATGGAACAATTACCTTTCCTTTTAACTTACCCATTTCCTTTAATGCATACACCATCAGAAGATTTGCAGAAGAACCAGAATTAACAAAAACAGAATATTTTGTTCCTATATATTCAGCCCACTTTTGTTCAAATTCTTGTGTTAATTCATCCTTTGTCAATCGTGGTTCAGTTTTTAACCAGTCTATAAGATAATTAATATCTTCAGTATTTATAGTTTCTTTAGCAAGTGGATATTTCACACCGGCCCGTGAATGTATTATATGTAAATCATTTTTCATCTATTCTATCTCCAATCTGATCTGAAATACACAATCTATTTACTCCCGTTTCTCGTTTTAATTGTTCATACTTATCACTTCCAAAGGCAAAAATAACACAATCACTTGGTACTAAATTATTATCCTTACAAAATTTTAATTGTTTATCTCTAAACTTAGTTATAGCATAATCTGGTGGAAAATTAGTTACAATTTTATTTCCTACATAAGCAGATAAATAACTAACTGCGTCATATTGATTCATTATATCAACATAATCATCATAAAATAATTTAGAATATCTTATACCCGCTCTTAATTTATCTGCACGATAAAATCCCTTACTTAAACTAAATGTAATATCAGTAATACAATTATATTCCGAAAAATTAAAATTTATATCTTTAGTAATCAAATAATATGCACAATCTATTAAAACTGGAACTTTCAATTTTTCACATTCATCTAACACTTCCCTCATCTTTGAATGTTCTGTACAATAATCAGAAAATGGTAGACTTATAACAACTGCATCATTAAAAGAAACACCTTTATCATCAATATAATCCCACCTATGAAATTTTTTCCAATTTGCTTGGTGGTAAAAGAACTCACCCTTGAAACATTTAAATCTTCTGTTGTGATGTCTCATCCAAAAAGCTTCAAAAGATAAACAAGTACCATGTACAAAAGTTTTATGTTTAAACTCATCCAATCCAAAAAGTTTATTCTCTTTTGACGACATTATATATTTGTCAAAATTATAGATAAATTCGATAGCTGGGTTTTTATCAATTAACACATTTGAATAGTCTATATTTTTATAAAATGAAATCACCTCGTTATCTGGAATTGCCCATCCACCTCTAAATTTCTCAATATTCATATAACAATTTACTCACTCCTTCTTGTAATGTTATAAAATTATGATTTATAAGACTCTCTAATTTTGAAAAATCGACTGTATAGCTTCTTATATCATCATCATTAACATAATTCACATATCTTGAAATGTCCGATCCAATTACTTTTGATATCCCACTAAGTATATTCTGTTTTGATAAATTTAATCCATCAAACCCAACATTTACTATTCCTTCAAAATCTTTATCTAATAACCCTAAAAAAATATCAGCACAATCTGATACATATAAATTTGCTCTCCAAGTATTTTTACCATAAACATCAAAATTATTTTTATTCTTAATAGAATTAATAAAATCATTTATTAACGAATCATATCTCATCAAGTTACTAACTCCAAATAATGTTGCTGGTCGTGCTATAATTGTACTTATTTCATTAAAATCAGATAATAGAACTTCAGATTTATATTTTAATTCGGCATATAAACTCGTTAAGTTAACGTCATCTTTTTCACTAACTTTCTTTTCCCTATATCCATATACACTACAACTGCTTGGAAATACAAACTTTTTAACATTATTTTTTACAGAAATATCATATAATATTTTTAAATCCTCGAAATAACCAAGTACTTCAGTCTTTGTAATATTTAATAATCTCTGTCCAGCCAAATGAAAAACTACATCCACATCTTTAATATATTTTTCATACTTTTTTATATTTTTTACTTCATCTTCAATTATTTCGGTGTTGTATAATTCCTTACAACCATTAGTCCCATACATAAAATTATCAATAATTATAACTTCATCATTTCTATCTAATAATTTTTTAGAAATAATATTACCTAAATATCCCACTCCTCCTGTTATTAATATTTTCATAATAACTCCATCTCATCACATATTTCAATCAAATATTCCATAAACATTTTACATTCATTTTCATTTGGATGTCTATTTAAATCATCTGAATCTATAAAATTAGAAAATGGTTTTTCTATAATATAATCAAAATTCAACCTCTTAATTAACGAAGTAAAATCAGTTTCTTTACTATGTTCCCAATTATATGGTTTTACTTTTATATTAAATTTATTTTTATATTTTAAATAAAAGTCTAAAAAATCATCGTTTGCAAAAGAAAACAAATATTTTTTATTATATAATTTAAATAACTCCTGTAAAGAAATCATATACACAAAAGTATTTAAAAAACTTGATTTGTCTGTCACTAAATTACTAAATATAAATTTATTAATATCATTCTTAATCTTATCCTTTTTACTATTGTCTGGATGTGGTATTATATTAACCCACCTTTCAGACAAATCATAATTTAATATTCTTTCAAATCGCCTATCTATTCCACGAGACCACATAATAAAATAAAAATCACATGATTTATCTGTAATTAAATTGTTTAATGCCCTTAAATATATCAACTTATTAGAAGATTCAACCTGAGAATCATCTAAAAAATTATCTCCAAATCTTTGGCCAAATAAACTCGGTAAAGAATCTTTACGTTCTAAACCATGCCCATATAAAAAACTATCCCCTCCAAAATATATTTTCATGTTAATTCTTATCTAATATCCAATTTATGGCTTCCATCTTAAAATCTTGATCTTTATAAAATAAATCCTCCATAATTTTTTGATTTTTTACCAATCGATGTCTATTATTGTTTATCTCATCCATAAATAATTTAGGATTTTTTTCATGTTGCTCAAAAATATCTATTAAATGATCTTCTGCCCTGTTTCCATAATCTTTAGAATAATCACAAAAATGTGAATTCAATGTCCAAAATCCAAATTTTTCAAGTAATTTTATTTTAGAAGGATGAGTCGCTAAAATAATTGGTACACCACTTATTAGTGCTCTAAAAGTTTTTTCAGTAAAAACTACATTTTCTCTATCCTCTAAACTAGCGGTTTCTGGAACAAATACTGTATGTCCAGTTTGAAAATCCCAATACCATCCCATATTCACAGTATCCATCATTGTTCTATTACAAGTAATAAAATCTTTTGATTTATTTTTAGGTTGAATTTTGCTATTTGGAAATTTTTTATTAATTTTATTTATTAACTCCTCTCTCCATTTTCGTTTATTACCATCACCATCACTACCACTAAATCCTTTAAAGTATGAAAAACAAAATGATTTATCTCCTTTATATTCTATATTAAAATCTGTAAAAGATGGGTTATGATAAAATCCAAAATAATAAAAATAACGAGTAAATTGTAATAAAGGTTGTTGTAATATTTTATACTTACCAGCCTTTAAAGATTTAAGTTTAGTTGATAAAACAATCGACTTTATCCTATCTAAATCAAAATTAGATTTTAACATATCAATATTAACTATCTCACCAAAATTTAAATAAATATGAACATCTACTTTATCTGGTACTCCTATCGTATCTAATCCTAAACGTGGTAATATTAATTTTATCTTATCATATTTTTCATCAGAACAAATATTGGCCACATTAGATTCTATATTACCATCTGTAAAAGTAATAATATCCCAATCTGGTAATCCCCTCTTTTTAAACTTTATTATCCTTCCTTCTTGGCCGGGTCTATCTTCGCCTATCAGTTCAAATGGATAAAATAAAGAAAACAATATTGACATATCCAACTTTATTAACTCGTTATCAAAGGATGGTATAATAATAGCATTCATTAGAACAAATCTCCCCATTCAGGTTTATATATATTCACATTATTACTATTTCCACTCTCATCTCTAAATTTATAAGGTGTTCTCGTTTTAAAATCTACATATGTAATTACTTTTTTTTCTTTCCAAAAGGCTTTGTTATGACTTTCTGGTTCTCTAAAATATTCTATAAAATCACTATCACTGAAAGGTTTACGAAATATTCCAACAAAATCAATATCACCGTGATACCATCCCGCGTCCTGATCACTTACACCATCTAATCCATTACAACATCCTATCCATAACCAAGCAGTACTATAATCTACGAGTTTTCCCTCGTACCTTATTTCTTCAACATATGGTCTATCCCAACCGGGTAAACCAAGCATAATAGTTATTTGTTTTCTATCATGACTGTGGTGAAAAACTACATCATAAGTTTTTCTTTCTGCTTCCTTAGACCACAAATAAACCTCTGATGGTATTTTATCGACTGCAATATATGTCATTTCAGGACCAACAGTACCATCTTCTTTTTCTACCCAAACTATACCTTTTATAAATCCATATCCCCTTTCATGAGAAACTTGAATTCCAGCATGTTGACCATTCTTTATAACAACACCAGAGTCATAACTTTCAGTAATTTTAACCCAATCTGGATTAAATCTACACGCTATAGTTATATCTTTCTCCATCATATTCCAAATAGGAGACTTACTTAAATTAAATTTGTGTTTTGATGGTACAAATAATGGATCTGCTATTTTCATAATTTAATCTCCAAACATTTTCTATAAAAACTTTCATATTCTGGAAAAACTTCTACAAAATTTGTTCCTCGCCTTTTATCGTGTTCTTGAAAAAACCTACCAAAATCACTTCTGTTTATATTAAATGATTCCTTATCCCTATCAACAGAAATCATCCAGTCATAAATTCTTTTTATTTTTTGAACTTCAATATCAGAATACCCGATGTACATACTTTCAAATATCGGCAAAGCAAGAAAATCCAATTGTTGAGCCTGTTTAAAAATCTCATCAGACCATATTTTAGGTAAAACTTGAACAGTTTGATGCTGTGGATATCTTAAATAACTTGTATCTAAAAAAGTTGCAGAATTCCAATATCTATCTGAAGAACCATATTGTTCTTTTAATTTATAGATACCATCAATTAATTTACCATAATTAGGAACTGATAAGGCATTGTAAGTACTCATATAAGTTAAATTCACCCTCTTCAATACTTCTAATACCCTATGACAATTATCCCAAAAATAATTAAAGTCTAATCCATGTCTAATATATTCTGCCTGTTTCCCCCAAGTATCCACAGATGTAAAAATAATAATTTCCTTAACTTTATCCTCTTGTTCAAGTACTTTCATTTTTTCTAAAAACTTATCTATTATTTCTTTGGGTACACCTAAGTTTGAATTTATAGCTAAACTTAAATTTTTATTTGGATTTGGATGTTCTATAATATAATCTAATACTTTAAAGGTATCTTTTGTTAATAATGGTTCTCCACCTGTTATTCTAAATGTATGTAAATCTTCATACAAATCTGGCCACCATTTCCAAAATGCTTCTACATATGGATTGTATTCTCTATGTGGAATTGGCATTTTATCTTCATTTGTTAAACCAGCAAGATTATTAAATCCTCCACCACCATCAGTTGTTGTTGGATAACCACCATGTTTATCTATTTCTTCCATCCAGGTAGATGAAAAAGCAGGCCCACAATAACTACATTTAAAATTACAGGCATTTGAAAACGCAACCTCTACATATCTTGGATTAAAATCATCTCTCCAACTGGAATTTTTTATCTCATCATAATGTGGTAATGACCAAGATTCACCTGATTTAAATGTTCTATCCGAATATCTATCGGAATTGTCCTCTACGTTCCAACAATATGTACATTCATCTGGTCGTTTGTTATCTACCAACATTTCTTTTCTTCTCATTTTCTTATATCGAGTATTATGTAATGCAGAAGGATTTCTTTTTATTTCAGTTAAAGAAACTTTATGTGTTTTTGGATGATGGCAAGAATGGGTATGTCCATTCTGTAAATGAACTGTGACTTGTGTCCATTTTGCTAAACACATTCCACACCCAATCTCATCTAATTTACTCTTAGTACTTACAAGGTATGGCGATTCTTTTTCAATGTATTTTCTTGCTTTTTGTGGATCGGCCATTTATTTTTCTTCTTCTACTGGAGGTGTATCATCTACATATTTTTTATAAAATTCTGCAAGATAATATTGTACTCTATTACTCCATTCATCTTTATCTACTTCTTCAAACCAAATAGTTAAAGAATCAAGTATTGTAACTATTTTTTCAAGAGCTACTACTTTTCGTTCTTCTAATATTCTTTGATCTTTTTCGCTCACTTTAAAACTCCTTTTTTAAAATTCAACATGACTTGGGATATCTTGTCCACAACGAAAATCTATTATTTCGTGATCCGTTCCAAATAGTTTTTCTCGTTTCACTACACTATAATTTAAATTTGTAAGTCCATCATCATCTGTATTTATTATACCACCTTGAACATCTTCTACAAATCGTTTTTCGTTTACACTTGTATCCTTCTGGTGAACAAACTTACCACCTACGATATCATTTCGTGGATGTAATAGAGAAGTAAATTTACCAGGTCGACTTCTATACGGTAAAATAGTATTTGGTATTTTATCAACAGATTCTATTCCTACTGAACATCCATTTAATACTCCATGATTTCCATTTCCACTCAAATCATAAACTATATTCTTTTTTACTTTAGAAAAGTCATAATAAAGTGAAGAACCAGTGGGGATTGGATAATCAGTTTTATAGTAGTTCTTCACTTCATCTTTACTTAATACCTTATCTAAAAGATAAACCTGTGCAACATCACCGGCAAAGAAATTAGATTCTTCTTTGTTAGGATCACCAACACCAATATAAAATGGATTTCCACCATATCTCTTTAATGGCGGCTGAAACTTTAATGGCGATTCTGAACCGTGTCCGAATCTTGAATCTGATTCCCTACCATTTAAATAAAATCTCATTTCATTCTTATCAACATTTATTGTAACCATCAAATGTGTCCAAACATCAGGATGTCTTTTTATCCACATATAAGAATGATTGTTCTTTCGGTTAAACAATCCAAATGAATATGCATCTGAATTATCCCAGCCTAATCCCATTTGGAAACTTGGTCGTCCAAAAATATATTGATGAATAAATTTTCTATTTTCAACATCACCAATTAAATATTTTGGAATATCAAATCTATCTTCTGCCCGAACCAATAACGCCATTGTAAAATTACCACTTGTAATTTCTCGTATAGAATCATTTGGACTTATTTTTACATAATCACTTAAACCATTAAATCTTAAAAAACTTCGTGGTTTATTTGATTCGTGAATCATAGATGTTTCATCTGCTAATCCCTTTTTCTTAGTTCTGTAAAATAAATCATCATCTTCCATTCCCCAATTAAAATAACCATTAGAATAACCATTTATTTTTTCGTAGTGTTCTTTAGTAAATAGAATAGCCCCACCAAAATATTCTTGATATTTCAATCCATATTCGAATTGTTGTACCATAACTGCTAAATGTTCTACTTTATCTGGATAAGAATAATCACAAGTAACATCTTCAGGAACCATATCTATATCGTGAAAACAGAAATAGTCATAACCCTCTTTTTGTGCAATATCAAATGCTACATTTTTAGCTGTTCCTCTATTGAATCCACTTACACTATCTGGATAAACTTGATTGGCAACAAATATCTTATATTCTATATCCTTATCCTTAAAAAATTTATCCATATGTGGAACAAACTTTTTAAGATGTTCTTCCCTTTTATAATGTGGAACACATATTGCTAATTTTTTATTCATGTTACTGATATAAACTCGTGTTTATTTAAAAATTGTTCTTGATGTAAAATCTCATATTTAAGAGAACTTAAACCATCTTCTTTAATGTCTGTTAATCCTTGTCTAACCTTATTAAAAAACCGTAATTGGTTTTCTCGTGTTTCCCAATGAGTAAACTTAGTCTGTCCCCACCCATTTTCTTCATGTTCTAAACAAGTGTATTTTCCATCTCGTCTGTTTGGTATTGTTGCGATACTACCAATTCTCAACTCTTTTTCTTTTTGAATTGCCCTGTATATTTTTGCATGATTATCATTTCCACTTTTATCAATAACCATGTTATCTACAATATTATCAAAATTCCAATAACCAACTACATTTTTTGCCGATTTATAAATTTCTTGTCCAGACTTCCACCCGTCAAATTGTTTACTGGCCGTCACATTTCGGGGATACCCATTATTATATAAATATAATGCCTCTTCGGGATCTAAACAATTAGACCAAAGAGTTACCTGTGCCACAGTTCCTTTAAAATAACCCTCATCACCGCTTCTCGCATTTGGATTTGCACATCCAATGTAATATGGAACATTGGTTGACTCTCTAATCTTCCCTAAAAAATCTGTTGGTGATTCGTTTGTTTCTACTCCATTTACAAACATCCTCAGTCGTTTTAAAATGTGGTCTACTGTATAAACAATATGAACCCATTCATCAGTTCGTCTGTCTGAAACTACCATAGATTGTTCATTGTCTGTATTCCAAATACCACCTTTATATTGCATCCCACTTGTATAGGCAATCCCTACATGATGTCCTGGTCGAGTAAAGACATGAAACTCATCGTATTCTTTATTTTCGTCAAGAACTATATCATCAGATGGTTCTACCCAAGCCTCAACTGAAAATGATGAATTTACCACTCTATTTAATAAAAGTGTATTCTTTATTTCAAGATAATCTCTACCATTAAATTCCATAGTACTTATGTATCGTGGTACTTTATCTTTCGATGAACCAGTCCATTGTTCTTGTAATGGAACTCCTCGTTTTTTACAACGATAAAGTAAATCATCATCCTCAAATCCCCATCCCCAATACTTGTTAGAATATCCATTTATCCACTCAAAATGTTCTTTGTTGAATAATGTAACTCCACTAAAGTATTCAGGATAGACTAAACGATAATTGAATTTACTTAATCTTGCTGCAAGATGTGTTGGTTTATCTACCCAAGAATAATCACACGTTTTATCTTCAGGTAACATATCCACATCGTGGAAACAAAAATAATCAAATCCTTGTTGTGATGATACATCGTATCCTACATTTATTAACCATCCACGATTAAAGGGCCTATCGTTCCCTTGTTCCACTACAAAGATTTTGAAATCTATCTCTTTATCAGATAGAAATTTCTCCATATGTGGAACAAATTTAGCGAGATGTTCTTCTCTATCCCGATACGGAACTATTATCGCCAATTTAGTCATTATTTACCGAATAATTTACCGACCACCGACTTCTTTTCTTTAGGTTCTTCGCCCAAAGTCTTTGCAATTTCACTTGCAATGTCTGCTGCAGATGCTTGTGGTTGTGCAACTGGTGGGGCTGATACTCCTTCTGGATTACTCTCTACATAGTTCTTAACTATATTATAGATTTCCCATAGTTTCCAATCAATTGCCTCAACCTTTTCTTCTATGTTAGTCAATGACTTAACTGCTATTGCAGTAAGTTCACTACCTTCATTAGAATCAAGGGCGTCTTTTGCGTCTGCCTTTTCCTCTTTTTCTGGGTTGTTCCAAGGTTGATCCTCTGCTTTAGTTCCAGTTTCTTTAGTTTCAACTGGTTTTGTTTCAGTTTCTTTTTTAGTTGCCATCACTTTTCTCCTTATATTAAAACTTCTATTATTTCATGTTTTTCTTGATAGTCCTGTCTATTAACTATCCTAAATCTTGTTGATGTTAGTCCATCTATATCTACATCCCGCATATTTGCTCCAACCTTTTTATTAAAAGTCTTACGATTTGTCATTATTTCGGGGCCATCCCCATTCCTGTCGTGTTTAGTTCTTGTTAAATTTTCGAGATTTAAATAATCATCGTGAGATGATAAATAACCATAAGCACCATTTCTTCTATAAGGTAAATATCTTTCTGTATTACTTTTTAAAGATTTATTTGCAAATTTGACATTGTAAAACTTTGCATGGTTTCCATTTCCACTCATATCAAAAGTGATATCATCATAACCGCTCTTAAAATTCCAAACTCCTACTGGTAATTTAGAAGTTACATATTCACCTTTATTGTTAACTATTCCTTTATTAAAAATTAATTCCATTTCATAATCGTTTAACGTATCTGACCACAACCCTACTTCTGCTATTTGTCCTTTATAAAAATTTCTCCAATGTGTTGTAGTTGGATTACCAACTCCAATATAATATGGCTTATTCAAATACTCAACAAGTTGTCCTTCATAACTCTTTTTACCTGCTTCTTTACCATTCACATAAAGAGTTAATGTTTGTTCTTTATCATCTACAACCATACCAATGTGTGACCATACAGTTGTACGTTGAAATGGAACTTTTATTAATACTGGTTCTCTTTCATTACTTCCCTCTTTTCTAATCCAAATTACACCCTTTAAAAACCTACCGTGTATATATGAAAGTCCTGTGTGATAACCAGGTCGCATAAAAATACTATATTCACATCTATTACTATCTACATCTGCACCATAAGGTGGTTCTCCATTGGGACAAAACCAAGTAGATATTGAAAAACTTTTATTGGTTGCGTTTTTAATCTTTGTATTTTCAGCTGGTATTTCTATGTAAGAATTCATTCCATTAAAATTTCCATAAGTTTTTGATACGTTTTTTCCCAGTTCTATTCTAACTGACAATCCTCTAACAACACATCTAAATAATAAATCATAATCTTCATATCCACTGCCCCAATATTCATTTGAATATCCATTTATTTGTTCATAATGTTCTTTTGAAAATAAAACTGCCCCACCAAAATATTCATCATATGGTAAACTATAATCATCAAAATTTTGAACTTTTTCTTGATCACCAAACTCTATCTTGTTTCTCATACCAACTAATGAAATCGGTTTTTCTTCATAAGAATAATCACATTCATAAGAAATAGGTATTAAATCTGAATCGTGGAAGCAAAAATAATCAAACTTATCCTTATGTAACATATATCCAATATTAAACAACTTACCTTTATTTAATGGTCTATTTGATTTTTGTTTCATAAAAACTAATTTATAATCACCATCTACTGTAGCATCAAAATGATTTACAAAATTTTCTATATGTTCTTCATTATATGGAAGTATAATCGCTAATCTTTTCATACTCTATACTCTAATGCTTGTGTTCTTACTGTATCCCAATGTGGATAATCCTCATAATTTTTACTACCCTTTTCTATCATAAACCTTTCATCTTCTATATCTATTCTACCATAATTATCAATGATATAATCAAACATATCTCTATACTCTTTGTGAAAAGTATAGTCCTTTTTAATACGAGAAACTTCTCGTAATCTACCCATTACAGATATGTCCCATTTAAAATGATGAACTTGAATAAAACACTTATCAACAGGATATCGTAATGAATGATTCCATCTATTTCCATAAGTATCTTCACCATCTATCATTGCATAATGTTGTCCATTAGTAATTTGAATATCACCTTTAACCACAACTGTCTTATTTGGACAAGCATTTGAAACTGGTAATCTAAATGAACCTGCCAATGGAAACTCTTTCCAAACATCACTATCATCATTTATCTTTGGAAATCTACCACCTTCACCAATTCTATCTAAAAATGCTCCTGTAATAAATTTATAACTATTCTCCTCACAATCTTCTATGAGTTCGTTAATTGGTTTTGGATAAACATGAAATTCATCATCGTCTGATACAATCCACCAATCATCTGGTTTTAATAATTTTGTTTCGTTGTATAATTCTGTAACTCTTTCCCAATTAAATGGTTCTTCAAAAGTTTTTCTATGAATATCAATATTTAAATCACGAGTGATTTCTTTAACTTCTGATAAAACCTTATCTTTGTCTGAAGATAAATATACCACTACAAATATATCATCTACCATATCTTTATAATGATTCAACATATGTCTTAACATTGTGGTATTATGACCGCAAACTGTAACTAAATTAATATTCATGGAGATCAATCAGTATCCTCGTGATAGACGGGGGCATTTCTTAAATGGTGTGTTAAATTCTCAGGTGTAATTAACTTTTTACATTTATGATAAAAATCTTCCATTTCAGGAAAAGTTTTTAAGAAGTTTTTTCCTCTACGTTTATCATACTCATCAATAAACAAAACAAAATCTATTCGTTGCTTTTCCAACCAATGTTCATTCTGTGTAAACATATCTGTCATTCTTCTAACTTTTTCCTGCTCAAAATCAAAAAAACCTACTTCGTAATATCCATCAACGTGCTCATATTTATGCATTCCTAAATCTTCCATAAAACGAGATAATTCATTTATTTTTTCTAACCAATCTGCTGTTAAAATTCTAAAATCTAAAAATTCTGGATGTCTTATGTATGATGTATCCAAAATAATTGAATAATCTCTATATCTTTTAGTACTACCATATATTTTTTTCAATCTGTAAACCTTCTGAATTACTTTATGGTATGAAGAAATACTTAAAGCATTAAATGCCGCCATAATAGTAACTTCAGGTCTCTCACATTTTGTAAGAAATTCATCTACTCTATTCCACAACACTCCTGAATCCAACCCATCTCTAATATACTCTGCTTGTTTACCATCTGCCTCTATACTTGTAAATAATACAAAGTTCCATACTAAATCATTATCAGTAATATATTTAACCTTATCTAAAAATTCTTCCCATAGTCCATCAGGAACAGATAAATTAGAATTTACACACAATTCTATTTTTGGATTGACTGTTGGATTATCTATAATATAATCTAAAACTTTAAAGGTGTCTTTATGTAAAAGTGGTTCACCGCCGGTTATTCTAAATGTATGGAGTCTTGGAAATAAATCTGGCCACCATTTCCAAAATGCATCTCTGTATGGGTTTGGTTTAGTATGTGGTATAGGAACAATTCCATCTCGTTCCATCCATTCTATATTATTATAATATCCACTCGTTGGATAAGCACCAAGCGTTGATATCTCGTGTTGCCAATTAGAACTACTTTTCACATCACAATAAGCACAGGCCATATTACATTGATTACTAAACGAGATTTCTACATATGGCGGAAATACATCTTCATTTCCTGTCAAGTTTTTTATATTTTCAAAATGTGGAAGTGCCCATGCTTCACCACTTTTTAGTACTCTATCACTAAACGATTCTTCATTTGAATCCTCTACATTCCAACAATAATCACATTCTTTTGGACGACCACCATGTAACATTGTTTTTCTTTGAAGTTTTTTAAACTTTGTATTATGGAGTGCAGATGGATTTTCTTTAATTTCCTCTAATGGAATTTTATGTGGAATAGGATGGTGACAAGAATGAGTTTGACCAGTCTGTAAAAGAATACTAACTTGATTCCACTTTGCTAAACAAAAACCTTTACCGACTTTATTTAAGCCTTCTCTTACCATTTCAAAATTTTTTAATCCACTAACACCCTTTGCCATACTAAATCCTTCTCAAAATAGTAAGTCCAGAAGAAGATAACTTTTCAGATTTCTCCTTGTGGTCAAACAAATTAAATGTTTCCCATTCATCACTAACTTCTTTTACAACTTCACTTGGGCCTGTACATGCATCATGTGGTTCACCTTTATATGTATTGAAACTTTCCCAATATTTCTCATCTGTATCATGTATTGATATAATTCCATTTTCATTCATTATAGTAGAGTATAAATCAAAATCAAGTTTACAACCTTCATAAGTATGATCTGCATCTATGTGTAAATAATCTATTTTAATATCTCGTTTAACAAAAAAATTATAAAATGCTTCTTCGGTAGTAGAATTTATAAATCGTGGATTAAATTGTGTTCTCAAAAAACTATCATCATCAGACCAATCTACTTCACCATTTACACTATTGGTTGCATCAACGACATAAACCTCACCATATTTACCTTCACCATACATTTGAGTTTCGTTTAACTCATAAACACAATCAACCATCAATCTTGGCACATATCCACCACCACTACCAAGACAAACATTAACTCTTGCCTTTAAAAAATATGGAATGGCATAGTAAAATATTCCAGCGCCAATATACTCATCGTTTGCACCATGAGTCCATCTATATGATACTGAACCTGAATCTTGATTTCTTGTTATTGAATCGTATATCCAACCACGATTTAGTATTGACATATAAAACCTATAATTATCCTTAAATAAATAGTTAAAAAAACTTTCAAATCATATTTTATTATGATCCTGGATCCGATGATGTTCCTTTATTATGAACTAATACGCCTCCTGCAAAATAAATATCTAATGGTTCTACATCAAAGTTAATAACTTCAACGTCTTCTTCTACATATTCAATAGATGATATCGGTATTAAATTTCCCTCAAAATCTAATAATTTATTTCCAACTGAAAGTTGTTTTGGTGTATACCATCTCCATCTTTCACCATTATAAACCCAAAAATCATGTTCTGCTGTAACTTTTATCATTCCATTATTTATATTCCAATAACCAACCATATAATCATAAAAAATATGTTCAACTTTAGCATTTGATACTTCTAAATTGGACATGATATCAGTTGAAGTAAAAGTTTTCCATTCATTATATCCTAAATCTTCATCAGGTAGGTCTGGTATAACTACTGATAAAACTTCATCACCGACATTTATATCTTCAATATCCTTTTCAGTTCCATCTGACATTTGTATCATAGTTCCTGGTAAGAAACAGGCTATTGCTTGACCTGCATAAGTATCTTGTATCTCAACAGTTTTACTTATAGCAGTATTATATCTTGTTGCGTGGTCATTAAAACCTGCGTCATCACCAGTTGAATCATTATACTTTCCTGATATTGATACACTTGTATCAGTCATATCTGCACCTTCCCATCTTTGGAAAGTTACGGTATCCAATGATGGATATACACTTGTTGTTCCAGCATTAGGAGCTGTAAATTTTATTTTTAATGTTTGGTTCACATTTGCAGAACCACTTGTAAAAAAATCTTCTCTAAATCCTCTCCAACTACTACCCGCATTAGCCATACCAGTCCATCTAACGCCTGATGTTTGAGATTTTGAACCACTAATATAAGCGTTTATGTTACTCGTTCCAGGATTTGATGTATATACAGATGCTGAAAGTTGATAAACAGAATTTCCCTTAACTGTAAATGATTGTTCAACATATGCACCGTCTGTTTTAAATTTTACAGCATTACCAGATTGACCACTTGTGTTCTTTTCTATCGTACCACTTTCTGTCCAATCATCAAGTGCCGTTGTACCAGTCCAATTGGCAAATCCTCCGTCTGTAACTAAAGTACTTTCCATCGAATCTGGTGTAGATGCATCTGCTATTGCACTTCCAGTCAGAAGTGCAGTAACCCCTTGGTATTTAGTTGCTGGTATGTTAAATAATGATGAATTACTTGTAGTCCAACTGAAATTTGCTACATTTGATGCTATACGTGATGTAAATAATGAATTTTCATCAGTAAAAGTTACTTCATAAGTTTCATTAGTTTGTTCATCCACATATGTATATCCAGTTAAAGTATTATCAACTGCACCTATATAAAAATTACTCAAATTAGTTGCGGCTGTCCCACTATCACGTGCACAGTCATTCAAACTCGTTGCAGATGTATAATCATTATTATCTACAGGAGTTGCTCTTCCTAATTTTCCTAATGATAGTGCTGTTCCATTTGGTGGTGTTGCCAAAAAAGTTCTCCAAAAAAATACGCGTGAAAAAAACGACTTGTCTTAAATACGCGTCCCGTTGTAATTTACTCTATTCTTCTTCCGAATCAACTTCTACTGCAAGTTCAACTGAACCTGGTGCCCACTCGGCAATTTTAGAATGTAATTTCTCAAAACCATTATTCGATGCACCACTGGATTTAATCCATTCCGGCAAGTCTATTTCTGATATTGATTCTGCTGCCATATAGTCATCTATAGCTTTTTCTTTTGCTTGATTTTCTGCATTATCATGGTCACAATATCCAAATAAACCCCCTAAGGCTCCTATAGCATCACCACAAAATGTGATATTCAAACAATCATCACCACAGTGTGGATCTCCTGCAGGTAGGGTTTCTTCTACTATTACTTCTTCTACTACTAATTGATCTTCATCGGCCATTTTATTTCTCCTGATTAAAATTATAATCTACCATCTATAAATATCAATTATTATAAATTTCCAGATATCTATTCACCCATTCTTCCTTATTATCATATTGTCTACAATAATCCCTCAGTCCATCCAAATAATCTTGTCTTTCTCTCTCTGATAATTCTGATATATTATCTATTTGTTCATCAAATTGTTGTTTATTTAAAGCTCTGAATGGATATTCGTAGTTTGACAGCCAATCTTGTTGTAATATAGGTAATTTTCCATAATCTAATGATTGGAATATAGAGTAACCGAATGGTTCATTTAAAAAACACGAATGTGATATTCCCCAGTCCTCTCTATTAAAGAATCTATGTAAATTATTATAATTAAATTGATATACTTTTGTTTTTTCGAACTTTAAATTAAGATTTTTCTTCCACCACTTAAAGTCATTTACATCCGTAAATGCCATTGAATCTATTCCATCTAAAAAATGTGGTGATTTACGAGTTTCACAACGAGAAGCGAATCCCACTCTATTACTCATACACACTTTTTTATTTTGTGTAAACTCGTAATAATTTGGTATATCTATTATATCAAATTTATTATGTAATGGCATTTTATCCGTACCAATCCAAACTACCTTCTTTGCCCATTGAGTCACTTTCTTTTCCCACTCAGGAACTGCAGAAAAATGTAAATAATTTTTTAATCCTAAATCAAACCCAGCCTTTAACGATAAATCTAATGATACATGAATACATAAAGATTCTATTTTATCTTTATTATACTCTATTACTTTATGTGGTGTATAATATCCGTGTAAGATATGAATCTTTCTTGCATTTTTTATTGTTTCTTCAAATCCACGAGGATCATATCCTTGCCAAACAATATCTATTGGACTATCATATTTAATTTTAATATTTTCAGGTCTACGGCGATGAATCAATAATTTAGATGGATGATTCAGTTTAGGGGCTACTTCTCGTAACCAATTATTAACCCAAACATCACTTCCACCATATACCATAGAACCACCACCCGTTGAATAATAAACATCATACATTCCTTTAGTCCCTTTCATGATAATTCTTTTACTTTATCTATTATATACTCTAATTCTAAAAATGAAAGGGTTTCGTTCATTGGTAAGCTTACGGTTCTCTTTTGTATTTTTTCAGATTTTGGACAATCAAAATGTATATTTTCATATCCACAATTATTATTTGTATAAATTGGATTAGAATGAAGAGCTGAATAATGTATACCACATAATATTCCAACATTTTTCATATTTCTAATAAACTTTTCATTATTTACAACCTCTATTCTATATAAATGTTGACTGGTATTATTATACCCAAATTCTTCATTATAAGTATTTACTAATTTTTTAAGTACTCTCATCTTTTTATTAAAGAATTTAAAATTATTTAAAAGTATTTTAGCTTGAATAGAATTCATATACATTTTATAACCAGGAAAAGATATATCTCTGCCCCAACTGTCATCAGAATATGTAGTTCCATTCAAAACAGCTTCCTTAAACCATTTATACTTTTCATAATCATCTGTTACAATCATTCCACCATCAGAACCACCCAATGGTTTAGTTGGATAAAAACTAAATATCATTAAATCTTGTGGGTTACATTCTTTTTTAAATTGGTTCTTCTTTAATTTCTGTGCAGAATCTATAATTTTATAATCACTAAATTCATGTAAAACATAAGAATTCCCTACCCAATTAACATCATCTATGAATTCTATATCATTACCACTTGTCAATATTGCATTCGCCACGACAGGTGGTATTATACTTGGAAGATTAACTGTAACATCCTTATTAAGTAATGACAAATATATGGCGTTCGTAGCACTATTAACAGAACATGCATATTTAGCCCCAACGTATTCGGCAATATTTTTCTCAAACTCAATGACAACTTCATCATGTAACAAATGAGAAAATTCAGATGTATCTATTATATGAGTATTTATATTAAATAATTGTATCATTAAAATCTCAGATCATTATTAAACTCAGACTTGATTTGTTTTCCTTTATCACCTTTAGACCAATACATTACACCTAAAGTTTTTCTATCTAATCCTTCTGTTATTGTATTTACACCGTGCCAAGACTCCCAATCTGTTGTTGTCCCAGTTGAAGTTTTAAATGCCCATAAACTATTAAATTTGTATGGTATTCTGGCATGACTATCTTTTCCATCGTGTAAAATCAAATCAAAAGATTCATCATATTCTTCTGATAAACCAAGTATCACACTATACTCTCTCTTCCAATCTTTATGTATTCCGTGATGAGTTGCATCAATATGCATTCCTAAATAGCCACCTTCACCATTTTTGTTAGGTGTAATCATCATCCCACCACCATAGTAAGATAAATCTGGAAATGCATTATCGGTTAAACCAAACACCTCATTAGGATTAAAATGAGTAACTATATAATCCATAACAATTAATGCTGGTGCTGAAATATTCTCGTGACCTACTTTATTACACCACTGAACTTGGTTTGAATCTTCCCCTCCATATTTTACCCAATCATTTATATCATCATAACTTTCAGCGGCTGCCCTTAATAAAGATGTATTAGGAAAAAAATTATCTATATAAATTGCTGGATATGGAACGTTTATTCTATTTACTTTCATTTTTTAATATCCTAAATTTTTCATAATCTGATATATAATCAGATGGATCATACAATGTATTTGCAAATACCAATAAAATAGAATCTACTGTTAAATATGTTTGCTCATCCCAAATCAAATTTGGTATATAAAGTCCCTCATTTGGTTTATCTAATATCCACTCTTTTTTATCTGTTCCATCATCACATAAAACCTTTACCTGTCCATTTAAACATATTAAAACTTGTTCAGTAGTATGATGGCCATGTTCTCCTCTGTCCTCTTGATCATGAACTCCATAAATATAAAAAACCCGTTCTATTTTAAATGGCACATCTATTGCAGACTCAACTGAAACTAACGATCCCTCCGAATCTATATATGGAGCCAAATCAAATACTTTTACATCATTTATTGTCGTCACCAAATGGTCCCAATACTTTTAAAGGATTTTTTCTAATTTTCATTTTCTATTCCATCATATTTTAAATCAACCAACATTTGATAATGTTCTTCTTTTGTTTTTATTAATAATCCACACCATTCCATTATTTCATTAAAATAATCAACATCCTTATTCATTTTATCAAAATCATATTTTCTATTATTACATTTTAAATCATTTCCTATTTCAGTAAATAATTTGTAATTATGCTGTTCCATTTTTTCGAATCTTTCACCCTCAATACTTCTATTTTTCAGTTTTTCTGATTTCTTTTTATCCACAATTAATACCTTAGAATTTGGAAACATTGATATAAAATATTTTATCCATATCATATTAAAAGGTTTTTTAAATCCCCATTTTAAATCTAATTTATTATCTCCCCAAAATAAAGGTAACAGATTTAAAAATTGTTTTTTAAATAATTCTAATTTCTCCGAATCTATTTTTCCATCCTTGCCAGACATTAACCATTTCTGGGCACTATCAGAATCGAGTAAATTATATAAATCCATTAAATCATCATAAGATTTATCTCCAATAAGTTGTCTTACAAAATAATATTGTAACATTGATATAGATGTAGATTCAAAAGTTTTTCTATCCTCGAATCTACAAGTATCGTCCCCAATAAAAAGACCACAATATTGTAACATTTTTGCCGTATAGGAAGTTCCACCACCAGGAGATCCACAAATTAATACTGGAGAATCAGTTATACTTTTATAAATTGTTTCGCCATTAAATTTAAACTTATCTTCTGAAAATCTATTTTGTAATTCAGAAATATGTGGTGTCTTATAAGTTATTTTTTTTATTAATTTATCATTTTTTAATATGTAAATATCCACATCACTAAACTTATCTTCATCTTCTAATTCTGGTCTATCTAAGTTTGCACGGGTCCAACAATTTGATGATATAGAATCAGAAAAATGAAAATATCTTCTCAATTTATTAACAAATGATATTCTATAAAGTGCATCTTCTTGATTTAAAATCTGAACTTTAATATAAAGTCTTTCTGAATCTTCTTCCCAAGAATCTATTATTGTTAGACTCTCATATTCACCTAATTTATATTCTTTTTCTGAAATTATCATACTATTATTTGTCGTCCTTTCGCACCTTCTGCTGCAACTTCTTCATTTTCGGGAAAATCATAAAGTCCTTCTGTTCGCATATACTCAACATCATCTAAAGTATATTTTCTTTCTAAAAACATATCCCAGGATCTACTATATTCATTGTACAATTCTACCTTAACTCTATACTCATTTCCACTCTCTATTATGGGAAGTTTTTGATACCACGAACCACTTTCTATATTTAAATTTATCTCATTTAATAATATAACTCTATTATTTTTAATATAAGATATCTTAAAATTATTATCTTTATTTCTAAAAACATCATTTTCATTTAAATAATCTCGACTTCTCTCTGGCCAATAGTTAATAAGAATCACTAATGGATTTAACTTAGCTGTTTTATCTTCAGGCAATAATACTCCTCCTAATAAATGATAATTTTTAATATCTGGATTTACATATTTAGAAGTTGATAACATCCTTCCGTGATTTTGATTTATAACAGAATTAGGAAACATTTTTTGATATATATGTCTTACATCCTCCCCATTAACCACCTCTAATAAATATTGATCCTTAACGGGAAGTAAACAATTATATATGTGAGATTCTATACCATACTTGCCCCAATTAGTTTTATGAGAATCTATATAAGTCAAATAAAAATCTACTTCAGAAAAGAAAAAATTTCCATCTATGGCAACTATCTTATCTCCTGTATAAATATATGGTGCAAACCAGGCACGTTTATCATTTTTTAAAGTTTTCTCATAAACATCATAAAAACTATGTAAATCTTCTGGGTCAATTATCGTATCACTCTCAGTATAAAAAACATATTTTTTATTAAGTGCTTTAGCCAAAGAAAACCCATTTAATTGAAGAGTTAAAACTGCAGAATGATGTGAATAATATCTTTCTGAATATTTAAATAATGCCTGTATTGGATAATAATTCCAATAAAAATCTTCATTCTTTATTTCAGGAGTAGATTCATTATATTTATCATACACATAATAACTAACCAAACTTTGAATTGTAGATGATACTGGATAATGAGATACTAAACATATATCAACATCCAATAAACTTAAACTACTTATACAATTAATAAGTAATTTATGTTCTTCTATACTCTTAGTCCATGTCCCTATTACTATAATACATTCTTCTTTAAATTTAATATTCACGTCCTTAATCCTGTTTTCTTTTCCCAAAATTCTATAAAATTATCAACACTTTTATCATCTTCCTTTTCCATTTCTTTTAAATGATCTGGTACAAGATCAATTGTATTATTTGCCCATTCTATGTCCCTAAATCCATAAGCACAACCATACTTTCTATGTGGATGTTTTAATCTATATTCTTCTGGAGTCATATTTTTCCACTCAATATGTTCATCCGCATTATACAAAATAGTTTTACATCCACACAAACCAGGTAAATAAGTCATTGCCGTATGTTTATCAAAGGTTATTAAATATTCGTATTCATTCAACTTTTCTCGTAAATATGAAATTCCACCTCGTTCTATCCAATCTGATATATCTTCTGAATTAAATGGTTTTAATATAGATTCATAATCTTCTGGAGTATTCTTATGTAATATATGACAAAATCCCTTTCTCCTACCATTATTTGTTTTATAAAGATTTTCAAAATTATAATGTACAGCCTTTAAATGTTGAGTAGATCTATCTGTTTTCCATGTACTAAAATTAAAATATGCATCATTTGGATTATCTCTCCATGTAGAATAATTGTTATCATCGGACAAAAACCATCTTGTAATATACTTTGTATTAAATGGTTGAGCTGGTTGTATCTCTGGATATACTGCTATCGTTTCCTTTTTTGGATATTGTAATATCTCAGGTAAATTCCAATCTGCTCCACCATGTTCTGGATTATTAGCATCTACCTTAAAAGACTCCAATACTGATATATTTTTATGTGGAAACAGTGGTGGTGTAAAAATTACAACTCTTTGGCCTCGTTCTGCTAACTTATATGCAAGTTTATGTATAACCAAATCTCCCCCACGCCAAGATTCTTTTCCTTTTGAAAGGTCTAATGGTGGTGTAACGTGAACTTCTACCAAAAAAGTAAGTCTATCTTCACTTTTTAATATCATAAATTATATCTCATCAACTTTTATTTCCCTTTATTGCCAAGGCTGATACTTTACTATATTCTACAACATAACCTTTATTAGATAAAAAATTTTTCAAATTTTTCTTTTCTATGTCGGGAATTGGAATAGTAGATGCCCACTCAAATATAATTAATTTTGGTAATTTATATAGCTTATCATCCATAGACATTAATAATTTAGCATCAAGTCCTTCAACATCCAAATGTAACCAATCTATTTCACCATTCATTTCATCAACAATAAAATTATTTAAAGAAATTGATGGTGAAATTCTACTATGTATTTCTTCTATCTCTTGACCTCTAATAATATCTTCAACAACAGAATTAGTATATCCCTGACCACCTTCAAAAAATTCAGTATCTTTACCATCAGCAGTGATTAATTTTTCATATAACTTTACATTTGAAAAATTATTATAATTTTTACATAACTCATTAAATTGTTTATTGGAGGCTTCAATTAAAAAAGTGTTAGATATTTTTTCCCTTACAACTGGCACCCATTCTCCAAATGTACCATTATGAGTTCCTACTACCAACCCTCTCGGTACACGTCCATTTTCAAATAAATTTTTACAATATAAATATAATGATTTATAAAGATATGAACCGTCAATAAATACATTCCATTTTCTATGTAATAAAATATGACCCTTATCACTTTTTATTATAACATCATTCATTTCACTAATTGAAAATGATCCCCAAGTAAAATCATTTAACTCACAAGTAAATATTTCTTCACCTGTAACCGAAGAAACAATCAACATAGTTATTGGGCAATTAATAGTTTCTGAAATTTTTTTAACATCTACTTTAATTTCTTTATTTTGTCCTTTAAAATTTGGCTGGTTATATTCTATATTAATCATTTACTTATAATCCTCATAAGATTTTTCTTCGATTAATTTAGATCCAGTATTAATATTAATTTCTTTTTTAATTGTAGACCTTAAATCGTTTGTATAATAAACTTGTCGTGCCAATTCAATAAATTCACCATTAAATTTTTTCTGTGATTCTAACTTTCTTAATCTATCTTCGATGTCCCACAACTTTAAATTCATCTTTTTTAATTTTTTAAAAAGTACATCTTTTATATTAATACCAATCTTATCAAGATTTGGTAGCAATAAATTTAATTCCTTTTCTATATTATTTATCTTTTTTTCATCTTTAATTTTTTCTAATTTTATAATAAGAATAGAAACTTTATCTACTAACTCTCCATCTGATATCTCAATTTTCATCTTAATGTCCTGTTTTTTCTTTCCAAAATCTAATAAAATTATCTACTGTTTTATCATCTTCTTTTTCCATTTCCTTCAAGTGGTCGGGAACTAAATCAATAGTTCTATTTGCCCATTCTATATCTTCAATACCAAAAGCACAACCATATTTTCTATGTGGATGTTTTAATCTATATTCTTCTGGAGTCAGTTTTTTCCACTCGTCATCATCAACTGGCCAAGAATCATCATCGGTGTTTAAAATAATCGTTTTACACCCACAAAGGCCAGGTAAATAAGTCATAGCTGTATGTTTATCAAAGGTTATTAAATATTCGTATTCATTTAATATTTCTCGTAAATAATCAATACCACCAGACCACTTCCAATCATATATGTTATCTGAATCAAACGATTTTATTATAGAATCATAATTTTCAGGAGTATACTTGTGTGGAAAATGACAAAAACCTTTTCTTCTACCATTATTTGTTTTATATAACTCATCAAAAGAATAATGTATTGCCTTTAAAGGTATTGTTTCCTTCTTTGTTTTCCAAGTACTATAAGAAAAGAAAACATCTTCCGTTTTAGTATTCTTCCAATTAGAATGATCATAGTCATCAGTTAACATCCAAATTGCATTATAATCTGTATTAAAATGATTATTTGGCTGATTATTACTATAAACTGATACAGTAGAATCAAGTGGAAACTGCATCATCTCTGGTAGAAACCAAGTCATTCCTTTACCATCCCCAGAATTCATATGTAACATTGATTTAAATGATATTATATTCTCATGATACCACATAGGTTCACAAAACATAACAACTCTATGATTTCTTTCTGCCAGTTTATATGCTAACTTATGCATTGCAATATCACCACCACCATGTCTATACATTTTTGCAAAAGTTTCTTCCTTTAAAGTTTTCATCCAAGGTTCATATCTAAACTTTCTGGTAGGAACTCTATGTTGATCTATCAAAAAAGTAAGTCTATCTTCTTTATGTAATATCATTTTGTATTATCCTATTAAGTCCACCAATAACTTGTTCATATGTTATTGGTTCAAAATCATACCAATCTTCCATAGTTTTACATTCTTTATATGGATTCCAATTCCAATTTCCAGTATCTAATCTAACTTCTATATCATTGAACGAACCAGACCAATCACTATCATCGGCATGCACCCTAACACAATTTGATTGAAATTCAGCAAATGATTTTGACCATGAAGAAACTAAAAGAACTGGAGTACCAACACTCCATGATATCCACGATAATCCAGAACTCACTCCAATATGAAAATCTGCATAACTTAATAAATTTATTGCCTCTTCTATTGAACAAGAAGTCTTATCAATTACACCATTTGGAATAGTATTCCAACATTCCCCATTACCAAATGTTTTATGCATATCAATACAAACAACTTTATAACCTTTCTCATTTAAATAATCAACTGTCTTTTGCCAGCCATCTTTACAGTTCCAATATTTAATTTGTGTTGTGGCCTGTATTGCTATACAAACATATTTTTGATTATCTAATTCAGAAACTATATCACGAGAATACCCATATCCTAATTTAATTTTCGGTCTAATTTCTTTATAGTCTAATCCAAGAATATCTGAAGCTGCTTGTTGTAATGGTACTGTTCTGACATCATTTGGATTTTGTGATCCTTCATAAAACCACCCAATTTTATATGAAGAAATTCCACTCGAAATAGTAAATTTAGAACCAGGTTCTATAAATTCAATATCAGGATATTGTTCCTTAAATAACTTATTCCAAAATGTAGTACAAACAACTTCACAATTATGTTTCTTTCTAAATTCTTCAACATAGGGTATCCATGCCAATGTATCACCTAAAGCTTTACTATCAAACTGAATATAAACTTTTTTATCTTTCAAATCTAATCTATACTCATAAACTACTTCACCACCAGCTGAAACTTTAACTATCCAATTTACATAATAGTTAATGAAACACTTTGTCCAATGACCAGATTCTATAGTATTTGAATATAAAAGTTTGTTGGTATCTCCGTCAATAAAATCAACTTTATAATCTACATCTCGGCCGTGAATAGTCACCTTTACTCCATCACTAAAATCAACAAAAAAAGAATCTTCTCTTTCTCTAATATATTCTACTTTTTCAATTTCCTTTAAAATTTCATATCCCTTTTCTGCTGCATTTTCCCAATTAAAATTTCTTCTTATTACTTCAGATTCTATTAAAGAATTTATTCTATAATCTTTATAATTTTCATAAACGTCCCCCATAACTTTAGATAAATCATTATAATCAGGTTCACAATAATTTCCATCATAATAACCTTCACCATCATTAAAAGTAACTCCTTCGCCCAAACTATAAGGTCTTTCTTCAATCACCTTTACAGGATGACCTAATCCATTTGCAAATTCTAATTGACCGCCCCAATCTGAATAAATAGATGGAATCCCACATGCCATTGCTTCTATCAAAGGTAAATTCCAACCTTCACTTCTTGCACAAGATAAAAAGACATGACCAGTTTTCATATATTTAATATAATCTTCCCTTGAAACAAAACTCTTTATTTTAATTCTATCATCTTCAAAACCATAATGTTTTAATCTTTCATCTGTACTACCCATCCCATCTACTGAAAAAGGATTATCAATAGATGCAATTAAATCAACTGGTTCATCCTTATCAAATGTTTTTAAAAATGTTTCAATAATTTCAGTTGTAGATTTTCTATAATCCCACCTACCAAACAACAGAAATTTAAATCTACCATCATTATAGTCATCTAATAAATCCACCTTTTCAGGATAAAATATATCTTTATGAACTCCTTCTGGTACAACTTTAACTCTTTCAGATGGATATCCTTGTTCTATAACACATTCTTTTTGCCAAGTAGAAGGCACCCACAACTGGTCAAAGGTTAATAAATTGTTAAATTGGTCAGCTGGAAACCTTGTACTTTCCCAAACCACATATGCTATTTTATATCCATTATATTGATGATACATATAATAATGATTGGACTCAACCAAAACAATATTAACATCTGGAATAAAATTTTCATCATATGAATATATTGGAAAATCTTTTAATTCTTCATTTTCCCATAAACTTTGCTCTACCAACATATTTTTATGTTGTTCAGTCAGGTATGGTTCTTTATCATGATTCTGACCATCCCAATTTTCACCAGTAGTAAAATTTCTTACCTTTATTGGAATTAATTTATCTAAATGAGTAAAAAAGTTTCTTGAATGACTATTATAACCAGTATTTCCTATTAAGCTTGTGTGTGCTTTTATTTTCATTTATAACTTATATTTCTCCTTTAATAAATAGATATTGTTTTTTCTAAAAGTTAATAAAAATTGTTACTTTCCATTCACAGAATAATAATTATCTGATACTGTATTAGGTCGTTGATCTATTATCGTATTTTTTACTGCAAAAACATTCATATTCTCAAATTGATAATTTACCCACAAATCAATTGGCCCGTATGCTGGTAACTTTTCTAACAATTTTTTTGCACCTTCATAAGTTAAAACATATCCAGAAAGCCACCATAAACCCATCTTCACAGACAATAAATCCTTAGAGTATTCTTCATATTGAAAATCTGGAAAATCTTCTTGTATTTTAAACCAACTATCAAACATTTCCCTGTCATTTGGAAGATAAGATAAATACAACATATCAAAATCATGTGGAAGTTGGTGAAAAGTTTCTGATATTTTTTTTAAAAAATCAAAATTAAAATATACATCATCCTCTAATATTAATGTAGTCTGTATTTTATTATCAACAATATGTTTCCATACATTTATATGAGATAACGCAATTCCATGTTCTTCATCAGATGAGCGTATGGTATCATCTATTAAATAATTATATTCATATATATGATTATCTTCTGAAGAATTGTGTACATTCTTACCATCTACCGCATCCATAAATTTAGTTTTTGCCCATAATGTTTTTCTATTTAAACGTAAACGACTAAGCTCTCTTTTTATTTGTCTAAATCTATCATATCGATGTCGCATATGAATCACAATAACTGAATTTATTAAATTTTCAAATCGTATCACAAATTTTCTTTCAAATAATCTGGAAAATTTTGTAAGAAAAAATCTACCCCACACTTTTAATATAAACCTAATGTCTTTCACATTGATGGTCCATTTGTGTGGAATATAATCAATAAAAAATGGATGCATATTATTCTCCCAACCAACTATCTTTAGTCCAATTACTGGCAATAGTATGATAACAAAAACCACCTTCAGTATGAACTAAGCTAAGATTCTCATCTAACAAATATAAATGTTTAAATTTTTCTGGATGTGCCAAATAATAATCCGTTAATGCCCAAACACTCCAAGAATCAAGAGTAATAAGATTTGTTCTATTTTCAGATATGATCCAGTCCACAAAACTCAAACATAACTCATGTCCCTTTTCAATATAGAAAAAACAATCTTCAATTAAAAAATCATATTTTTTAATCCGTGGCCACATTCTTTTTCCCCTTCCTTCTAAATAATGATTTCTATATATTGTATGACTTGGAAACATTAATTTTTTTCGAATAAAAACGTCAACTGGTCTCAAACAAACCAAATCTCTATCAATATTAAATCCACCATGTTCGTGAAAAACAAAATGTTTTGAAAAATCCATTAACTTACAATACTTGTGAAGCTCACCAGTATCTTCTTGGTTTATTGATTCCCAATATTTAAAATATTTTGGATACCCTCTCATCAATTGTTCTAAAGAATCAAAATCCCAATAAAAATACTCGAAATCTGGATGTTTTTCTATCCAATTAAATTGATTTTCATATAATTTTGGATAGGTTTTCTTTAAATGCTCCTCGCCCTGTAACCACATAAAATGTAACTTCTTCATTAAAACTCCAATACTGCTAAACCTCTACAATTAAAAAAATAATGGTCATGATAATAATCCACTCCATCTAATAAAATTTTATATCCAGTAAAACTACCACTATCAATAGAAAAACTTCCATTTTCCATATCACAAGATATAAGATGAGAACTGCCCGTAATATCTGGTAAATAGGCAGACAAGGACGAAGTAAGTTCATATCCCTGATGAAATCTCCATCCATCTTCACTTTCTAATTTTGAAAATATATACTTATCAAACGTTGTACCAACCTTTCCATTTAAAATTTGTTTATTAGAAAAAGTACTTGGAATTATATTCTTAACTGTTTGTATTGATTCAGAAAAAGACAAATCTGTTATAACATCATTTTGTTCATAAAAAAGACTCGATGAACTCGGCTTATCTCTATCATCATAAATAATATCTGTAACATTTAATCTGTCATAATTTCCGAGTTGATATGTCTTTATTTTATCTCCTGGTACTAAACTTTCAACGTTCTTATCTGTATCATCGCTTAAAATAATTTTTGTACCAGACATTAATCCACTGTGAATTGGTTCTTTAAAACTCTGTTCTAAAATATAAGAATAATTAATTATCTCGTCCCTAACTAATTTACTACCAACTTCATAAGTAACTGAAGAGCTAATAGGAACAGAACTCTGTTTAGCAATCGGCTGATGCCGTTGGAAATTATTTTCATCCAAATAATTCGTAATATCATAAAAATGATCTGTTCCCCATATTGCGTGAGATGTCATATTTACATTACAACTGTTATAAATATCAGATGGTACATATCTCTCAGCATAATAAGAACTTGGTGTATGCATACTACCAGTTATTTCATCTAAATCAAAAAAATACATATCTAACGTATTATCAAGTATAGGATTCTTAATAACAACGTCAGGTACTCCAATAGCATTTGTAGTTAATTCATCAAATGATTTAATTTTTGCTGGAAATAATGCCATACTACAAGATTGAAAAATATATTTAAATGTTTCTTTATTATGACAAATTGATTCTACTATATTCTTATTGCGATTCTTTACCCCAAAAGATAATAAATATTCTTTATCTGAAGTAGTTTCATAATAATTTTTCGTATTCCAAGTTCTATATTCAACTGACATACTTATATTATTATTGGATAGACTGGAAGATATTGAATAAATTATAGACTCATAATTGTTTGATTCATCCCATGTAAGTAATTTTACTGTATTATAACTTCCACTTATACCATTAGAAAATTTATTAAAGTCTAAATAAGGAGTTAGATCAGAACATACTCCTGGTGGACAATTTCCTTCTAAAAGATATAAACTTCCACTCTGTGGAATAAAATCAAATCTGACAAGGGCTCCAAAATTAGATGGAGAGTCTACCACTGTCCTAACTATATAATCATCAATCAATTCTCGGGCTGTTGATCCTGTCAAATAAGAACATATTGATGTTGTTGTAGTTTCTAAACTTGATGTGTAATTAGAATATACAAACTCCATTTTTAACCGCCTCCACCACCTTCGTCATCGTCATATTCATACCACTCATTAAATGCATGTGGTTCATCAGTATCAGGCCCATCAGTTGAATTTGTATTAAAAGCGGGTACAGTATGTCCTGATCCACCAGCGAGGCCTCCATCAATATTATCTAACATTGTATATGGGCCCGAATAACTGGTCGCGGAGGGAGCTTCTTCTACTTGCGCCCCATCCCAGTAAATTATTTCATCATCAGCTGATGGTGGCCCTCCAAATCTTACTTGAAAATTTTCAGTATCTACATGATTTGCCTTTCTTGTTGCCTCAAATCTTTGCCAAGATGTAGTTACAGAAATATAATCCACTCCATAGTTACCAGATAAAATTGTACCATCTGATTCTGCAAAAAATGTCCATAAGGTACAGGTACAGGCTTTACTTGCCTTTGCCCAAGTACTAAAAGTCCATGTTTCACCATTGTTTGCATCCCAGTTAAAACTCCCAGCGCTTGTATTATATGTATATGTATATGCATCATTACCACCTGAACCAGCGTCCAATCTCATTTCTAATGGAGTACCTACTGAATCTTCTGGAAAAGTAACAGGAGAAGTCAAGGTAGTATTTTGAGATAATGTACATCTTGCACCATTTGTATTTCCTCCGGCAGTAAGCCAGGCCCATAAATTATAAGGATGTGAAAGTTGATTTACATCTCTTGGTACTAAATAGGCTGTGTCATAATCATCGAAGGCCCTTTCTTTAGTAATTCCTATTAAATGTACTGTTCCGCTACTTGGAACTGCCATTTTTTATCTCCTTAACTTCTTGTTTTAATTCTTCTATTTGTTCTTGTTGTTCTTTAACTGCTGAAATTAAAAATGGAATAATTTTTTCATATCGTAATCCCAACCATCCCTCACTCATTTCACCTACTAAACCAGGTACTATTTTTTGAACATCTTGTGCTATTAAACCAAAATCATGAGTTATTTTTGTCCCCCACCCAGGTGCATCGGGTTTCCAATCAAATTCAACTGGTTCTAATTTATTAATTATTTCAAGTCCACTACCCAACGGAAGAATATTATTTTTTAATCTTTCATCAGAACTTGCATATGCTATAACATTGGCATCAGATGCTATATCACCTTCAGCATAGATATCATATGCAGTAGTTGGAACTACATCACCTACAGCAATTTCACCTTCTACTGTTAGAACACCTCCTGTATTTAATGCTGTTCTCTCAATTCTAATATCTGATCCGTGGAAAATAGAAGTTGCCCCTCCAATCATCGTATTCATATATCTTGAAGAAACAGATTGTATTCCTCTTGAACTCAAAAATGTTTTATTTTTATATGCAGTGAAAGTATTAGTGGCATTATTCATGAGATTTATTTGAAGGGTTGAATTGGTCGCATTCCCTGAAGATGATGCTACAAATTTATAAAATGTATATTTAACATAAGCATAACGACCTGGGAATATTCTCCTTAAATCAATTATATCCTCTACAGGAAATGGTTCATTTCCAGTACATAGACCGGGGTCTATTGTATCATAAACTTCTGAACCTATTGGGACATACGTGTCTGTTCTATCATCCCAATAGTACGCTTGAAACTTAAAATAAAGTGTACCACCATTGACATTACCTATAGTCTTATCGCCCACCAATTGTAATTGATGTTGAGTCAAATTACCTAAAAATGATGCATTATCGTGTCCCAAATCGTATCCGTGTGCAGTAGTGCTAGGTGCTGCGGATGTATTAGAGGATCGCATATATCCAACAATATTACCTGTCCATGTGGCACTATTATTAATAGGTGAAATGGTCCCCAAAGTTCCAGGTGTCGTAACCCCAAAACTAACAGAATCACTATCAAGGTTATCTGTATATTGACTACTTATATTAGAATCAGTTAAAAAACTACCACTATCGTGAAGTTTTAAAAATTCATATCCAGTTCCCGATGGAAAGTTAGTTGTTTCGATAAACCTTATTTCTGGTGCTCCAGCATTAACCTGAATACCAGGGGTGCCTCCAGCATGAATTCGTGCACTGGCTCCTGACCCATAAAGTCTATCTCCTTGAACATTCCATCCACCTAATGTGATAGAACCACCTGATGTTATACCAATATAATCGTCATCGGTTCTATCTCCAATCCAACCAGAACCATCGGCAGCTAAGAAAAATCCTGTTCCACTTGATGCATTTGAAGCATTAGCACTTCTTAATGTACCTGTGTTACCACCATCATCTGTTCCTATAGTTAATATTTGACCAACAGTTGCTTCATTTGCTAATAATAAATCTGTTGCTACTGAATCAAATTGAGTTCCAAACTCTTCCCATCCTGAAGGTGGTGATCCAAGGGTAGATCCGGCGGCACCACTTGCTCCAGTCAAAGTAGTTAATAGATAATAGGTACTACTTACCTTTATTGCATCCCTTCTAACACCGTCTATATAATAAAATGTTGTATTATCATAAGTGGAATCATCTGCGAATACCCCCCTATAAACTATACCAGGTCCAGAAGCTCCTGTTGCACCACTTGTTCCAGAAGTTCCTGCCGTACCACTTGTTCCACTCGTTCCCGCAGTTCCTGAAGTTCCACTTGTACCAGCAGTTCCACTTGTTCCAGAAGTCCCAGCAGTTCCTGAAGTTCCACTTGTTCCAGCAGTTCCACTTGTTCCTGCCGTTCCACTTGTTCCTGCCGTTCCACTTGTTCCACTTGTACCCGCTGTTCCACTTGTTCCAGAAGTCCCAGCAGTTCCACTTGTACCAGCAGTTCCACTTGTTCCTGCCGTTCCACTTGTTCCACTTGTTCCTGCCGTTCCACTTGTTCCACTTGTACCAGCAGTTCCACTCGTTCCCGCAGTTCCTGAAGTTCCACTTGTACCCGCTGTTCCACTTGTACCAGCAGTTCCACTCGTTCCCGCAGTTCCTGAAGTTCCACTTGTACCCGCTGTTCCACTTGTACCAGCAGTTCCACTTGTTCCTGCAGTTCCTGAAGTTCCACTTGTACCCGCTGTTCCTGAAGTTCCACTTGTTCCCGCTGTTCCACTTGTTCCACTTGTTCCCGCAGTTCCACTTGTACCCGCTGTTCCACTTGTACCAGCAGTTCCACTTGTTCCAGAAGTCCCAGCAGTTCCTGAAGTTCCACTTGTTCCAGCAGTTCCAGAAGTCCCAGCAGTTCCTGAAGTTCCACTTGTTCCAGCAGTTCCACTTGTTCCTGCCGTACCACTTGTTCCCGCAGTACCACTCGTTCCACTTGTACCTGCTGTTCCTGAAGTTCCACTTGTACCTGCTGTTCCCGATGTTCCACTTGTACCACTTGTACCTGCTGCTGCGTAAAGTTCCCAAGTAGAATTTCCTGATCCTGTATTTGGTGGGCCGTTATCTGGATCATCATCCTTATCATTCTCTGTTTTAACTCTCCAACTCGAACCATATCTCGTAATTAAAAAGTTTTCTTCAAATGTAAATCCAACTGGTTTTTCATCCCAAGAACCAGTAGGTGTTAAATCAAGTTGTGGTGCTCCAGTTGAAGTTTGTCTAAGACCACCCACAATAATAACTCTTCCTTTAGTTCCATATGTAGGATCGAATGCTATATAACTGGAATTAGAACCAACTTTCCATCTACCATCTCCTGCTAAGAAAGAACCACTTCCATAGATATTTGGAAGATTTGTTGTTCCTGCTCCATAATCATTATTAGTAATCATGCTACTACCAGAACCACCTATTTGTAATATATCTTGAGTCAAATTAAATATAGATCCAGTTAATGCATTTAAATGTGGTGAACGTATTACTCCACCTTTAATTATAGAATCAGATGATCCTGAAATTATTTTTGTTGTAATAGTCCAACCACTTGCACCACCTATGTAACCTGTATTTGCGGTTACGGCTCCTGCCATTGTAACATTTCCTGATGTATCAATAGTAAGATTATCAGTATTTAATTCTAATCCAGTCGCGTTAAATCTTAAATAGTTACCAGTTCCATCACTAAAATTAAATTTACCAGTTCCATCCATATATGTACCAAGTGTAGTTGCTGTTGAACTTATTGGTCCACCATTAGCCCCCATTCTAATAGTTCCACCAGCTACAGAACTACTAATAACCATTGTTGGTGTTCCTAATCCAAATACTTCTGATTGAATATCAATGGTATTGGAGTACATTTTTATATAGTTACTTGCATCACCTCTAACTAAAAAGTCCCCAGTACCATCTACATAAAAACCTGTGTTAGTTCCAGTGACACCTGTATTTGGTGTAGCACCAAGTGATATCTTACCACTATTTACTCCACTATCCACTACCATTGTTGATGTGGCTAAATCAAAGGTATCTGCTTTTATATCTAATTTATTCTGTGATTTTCTAATATAGTTAGTGGCGTTTGTATATGCAAGAAAATCACCAGTACCATCCATATAGACACCTTTAGCTGTACCACTACCAGTTGTATTTGGTGATGCTCCAAGTGATAGTTTACCACTATTGGTTGCAGAATCTATTACAACTGTAGTTGCATCTAAATCAAAAGTATCTGACTTAATTGTAAAAGAACCAGCATCTACTCTAAAATAATTTGTAGCATTTCCATAAACATTTAATGCACCACCGCCATCCATATAGATACCAACTGTATCTGCAGTTGGAGAACTTGGACCACCACTTCCACCTAATCTTATAACACCAGCACCACTATCTGCTGCACTATCCATAATAATAGATGTAGCATCTAAATCAAAAGTAGTTGCTTTTATAGAAAAAGAACCACCATCTTGTCTAATATAATTGTCTGAATCAGATTGTAAATTAAACTCGCCACTTCCACTTAAAAATATTCCATTACTACTCAAATTAGATAAAGATGAAGATGCCCCACCCAATGCTAATTGACCACCATCGTCTGTTGATAAATCAAACTTATTTGTATCAATATTTAAATCATTAGTTCTAATTTCTAATCCACTATTAGTAAATTTAATATAATCTTTATTGGCCTCATTCTTACCTTTAATTAATACATCACCACTTCCACTTGCATAAATACCTTTATTAATCGTATTGGGATCAAGACTTGTTAATGAACCAACTGACATTATTCCACCATCCCCAGCATTTAATAGTATTTTACCATTTGCCAAAGACATTGAAGTTTGAGTAGAAGATATTTTTAAATCACCGCTACCTGCATTTAATTCAAATTTTTCAAGTTTAACTCGTAAATCATTTCCAAGATTACCACCACTTCCCGATAAATGAAGATAATTTGTACCATCACCCACTCTCCATTCCGCATCTGTATACCAATAATTGTTATTATTTATACGAATCCCATCATGAGTTCCATAAATATTTCTACCTATCGAAATTTTAGCTCCTGTTTCTATTCCTCCCTGTAAAGTTGCTACGTGAAGTACACCATGAATAGATCCTGTCATTGCTTGTATAGTTCCTCGGAAGAAACCGTTATCAGTATAAAGACCAAATCCTGGTTCTTCATTTCCATACAAAAATGCACTACTTAATCCACTTAAATCACCCAATCGAGTTCTTAACTGAAAATCATAAACACCACTACCAGTTCTCTCAACAATATCCATATATGGTGTAGAAATATCATTTGGATTAGCATTCATTAAAATATAACCACTTGATATATCTTCACTCGGTGAATATACTCCAGTAGATACTATTACCTGACCTTCTTCATAAGGCTGGGCAGTAGAAACTAATCCAGCTATAAATTCTTTATCTGTATCTATAACATGAACATTTACACCATTACTGTGTGCTGCGGCTGTAGTATCATGAAAATCTCTTACTACAATTAAACCACCACCAGTAGAATGAGATACAACTTTCATTCTTTCATCATCAATCTTTAATATAGATTGTGTCGTGTAACCAGTACCAGTACTTAAAGTTATTGCAGTTACAGAATCATTAATACCACCACCAGCTAAAGTCCCAACAACTGATCCCGTAGTTGGTGATTCACCATAACCACGACCAAGATATAATTCACCGGCAAGTCCATCAGGATCAATTGCAGAACCAGTAATATATGCATATGCCGAATCAGAAGAATATCTTTTAGAACCAGTAACATACATATACTCAACAGTAAATCCTGTATCACTAACTCGTTTTGCCTTTAATATTTCACCAGCCCTAAATCCACTAACATTTGCACAACTCATTGTTACATCTGCTGCAGACATCGAAGGAATTCCAACTACTATACTACTACCACTTCTTAATGGCTGTAATGTAGTTGAGTTGGCTACCATCAATTGTCCACCAACAACATTAACAGATTCTTTTTCAAAAACTGTAGTAGCTAATGTACCTCTGATTCTTGCATTTTCAAATTCTGCTGTACCATTTCCTAATGTATCAATTCTCCAACCCTTTAAGTTTGATGCAAATCCTGCAGACTCCATTCTTCCACTTGAATGTAATATTAAACCTTCTTCTCCCTCAGCAAATTGACCACCAAAACCGGAATCTGGAATAGTTCTAATTTGAGTTCCTGTAATTTCCCATCCACCAACTTTATTTCCTTGTTCTCCGAACATTGCAATAACACCAGGAAATCCATCATCACTATAATTGGCAGTACCATCATATATTTTAAGACCATACTGATCACCAGCATCTTGACTTATCTCACCAAGTCTTACTATCTCAGCTGCACCACTTGCTGGTGACTTAAATACTCTAACATTTTTATTTGTAGAACTAATATCAAGTGTATTAGTATCCAAATCAAATACTGGAGTTTTAATGGCGACACCACTACTATCAGCTCTAATATAATTGTTATCTCCAGTACCAACTGTAAAATCAATTTTAGCAACTGTATTGTCCGTTCCCATAATAAAACCGGCAGTAGTAGTTTGACCAAAATCTGTTTTACCACCAAATGCGATATAATTATCATTATTCCCACCTTGAATTGTAACAACTTTATTTGAACCGCTTCCTACTCTGATATTAGAACTATTACCATCAAGAATAATATTGCCCTCACCTAATGACATTGAAGCGTGTGTCGAAGATAATTCTATATTACTTGCATCTAATTCAAATTCTCGTGTTTCTATCTCTAAATCATCACCATCAAATTTTATATGACTTCTACTACCTACGGCTGTAAATAGTGGTGTCGAACCACCCGCAACTGCAAGTAATATTCCTGTTGCACCATAAGCAACTGTTGTTTGACCAACACTAATATATGGACTATTACTATTACCCCTCATAATAATTTCTTGACCAGTTCCCAAAGACATGGAAGCATGTGTCGTAGATATTTCAACTGAAGGTGTATCTAATTCAAATAAAGTTGTCTTAATTGATACACCATTACTTGTATCGTATTTTATAAAGTTTTGAGAACCATCACCAGCGTAAAATCTTGGATTTCCGCTATTATAACCCATTTGTATACCTTCACTCGCGAAAGTATGAGTGTTTATGGATATTTCTGCATTATCTCCATTTGCATTAAGTCTAATTCCAGCATCACCAGAACTTGCTATATTCGTTGAATTAATAGTCCATCCAGCAATTTTACCACCAGTAAATAATACTTGTGAACCTGTTATATCACCATCGGTAGTTAATGTAAAATTATCTGTTTTTATTGAAACACCAGTTCCAGCAACATATTTGAAATAATCATTTGCACCTTCACCAGCAAAGAATGTTAATACATCACTACCATCATAACCTAATTGTATTCCAGATCCATTTCCTATAGTATGAGTACCTATTGTTATTTTTGGATTGGTTGAAGTAAATCTTAAAGTATTACCAGGAGATGCTATTCTTGTAGGAGTTAAATCCCATCCTGATATTGATTGAGTAGATTCACCAATATACATAACATTAGAATAATCACTATTTGAATTCTTTTGTATTACTTGTAAACCATAATCATTATTTGCATGTAGATCAGTAGTATCACTTAATCCACCAACTCTAACTATCTTTACCTCTCCATCTTCTACATCTTCATCCTTTCTATATACGGTTAAACCTTGTCCAATATTCTTATCATTATCATTGGTAGATGATAAATAAACTCTCGTATAATCTTGATATGCAACTGAACCACTTAGGGCTTTCGAAATATAGTCATCATTAATTGTCCAACCTGCAATTGTACCGCCAGTAAATAATACATCTGAACCTGTTATATTACCACCTGCAGAAACTTTAAATCTACTTGATGATATAAATGATGCTGGATCTGATGTATCTGCGGAAGCAGATATTCTCCAATATGGTGAATATGCCAATGAGGCAGTTTCTATTTGTGCTCCACCTATCATACCTGCAGATGCAGTAATAGTACCGACAAATTTTGCACCACTTGCAAATAATATACCTTGATGATCTACTGAAAAATTAGGACCAAAATGAACATAATAACCAGCAGAATCGGTACTTCCACTTGGACTAAAATCTATATAATATTCATCTGCTAATGGTTCAAATCCAGTTGGATAAGATCCATCACTTCTTGGACCTTTATCTGACATATACAATGAAGAACCTTGGGCGTCAAGAGTAATATTAGAACCACTTAATAGAGAACGACCATCATCACCTGTGTATAATTTCCAACCTGCCACTTCCATAGAACTATTTTTAGTATCTAAATGAAATCCAGAAGATGATATTTCTATATTTGCACCTGCCCCACTTATAAATTGTTGATTTGGATTACCAACAAAAAATGCATCCGCTCGAATATCAAGTTCACTTGGAACAGTTCTATATCTCATATAACTTGTAGAGCTACCAAACAATTCTAATCCAACTCCGTTATATTCATCTGTTCTATCAGTTAAAACAGAACCACTCCACATCATAAATCCAGGTCCCCCAGTTCCTGCTGATGCACTTGCAAATCCTGAATATCCTATTGAACGAATAAATCCAGAACCTACACCTGCCATTTCAATACCACTACCAATGGCATTTCCAATAAACATAGAACCACTAAGTAAATTATCAGTACCAGCTATGTATTGATTTGCACCTTGAAATGAAGATGCACTTACATGGGCTATAGTTCCAGCCACATTATTATTTACATCATAGAATTCTGCTAAAAATTCATAATCGTCAGGTCGTTCTTGTGAAAGTGGCGGAACTGGTGCAACAACTCTAATCCAATCAGGAGAAAATCCCGTGTCGGAAACTGGTCGTATAGAAATATCTGAAATATACCAACTACCTGCTGGTACTCCAAACTGTAAAAATCCGTTTCCATCTCTTAGTGGTTGAAATACTTCCTCGACTATTCCAAAATCCATTAAATTTCCACTCGAATCGTTTACTAAGTATCCTGGACTATTATCTCCTGGTGGAGCAAGTTGATATCCAAAGTTGGAATCAGTTTTTGCCAGGTAAGTTTGATAACTATCATTTCTTTCAAATGCTGAACCACTAAAAAATATTCCAAGTTCTGCGGTATTTTTAGTTGACCCTCCAGTTACAATCTGAGGTCCATTTCTTCCAATTATTTTTGCTCTAAATGAATACTCAATATCTTTATAAAAATCTATCGGCCTTGAACCAGTAGTTTGAAATCTTAATATAGAATTTTCTGAAGTATTAGAACCAGATATGTATACTGAATCAAGAATATGAGTAGAATTTTTAGTTGCTGTAGTATTACTACTTTTTTCCCAATAGTCATCTATAACGTTTTGATCAACAAAATATCCTAATCTCTGTGAACCAGCTGAACCAAATGTATCAAATAATAATTCTGGACTTTCTATTGGTGTATCAGCTATAAGTTCAAAATCACCAAAAGCATCTTTGTTTTTTGAATATAACTTTACTCTGTGTATATCCCCTGAAAAGGTTCTTAACTTAGATATTCTAACATCTGCAAATGAACGATAATTAACTGTACTTACTGAATGAGTAGGTGCAGGTTGAAATGACATTGTATATGCAGTTTCCGCAAGTGGAACAATTACTTCCTGTCTTGGATCATCATCATCAAATCGTGTATCTTTTATAAAAAATTCTTTAGTGGGAATTAAAGTTGAATCATTTTTAACATCTTTAATGGTAGTTTCAAATGTTTCAGGAAATTCATGGTATGATTCTGTCACAAATGTTGATTTTGGCTTTGGATTATTTACTGTAAAAGTTGCTCCAACGTGTTTCACTTCTGCATCAGAACCTTCCATATTTATAGTAAATCTTTCTACTTCTGGAGAAGCTTTTCTTACTACTCCGCCTCTGGTACTAACTCCTGCATTTTTACCACCACCACCATATACTTTAGATTTATATCCTTTTTGTGTAACTGCAATTTCTTTATCGGGTGCTGGATCTTTATGTTCTGGTTGAGTACCTTCTGTTCCTGGTAACGGATCTCCTGATACTGTTCCTGTACTTTGAGTTATAGAAGCAGAAGGATAGGTAGTTTCAACAAAACCCTTTACAATTTCTCCAACCCACATTGATGGTTGTTTATAAAAGAAAATTGGTTGTGTATTTACACCTGCTCCACTTATATATATTTTAGAATACCAACGAACATTATAAACATCCAACCATTCTGTAGGAACTTGTACTTCATTCGGGTCTAATTCACCGAGACAATATAAAGTGGCATCTCCAAATGTATCTGGATCATCATATACTTCAATAGAAACTCTATGAGAAGTTCCTTCAAGATAATTTGGAACTGGTTCTGTATAAATTACTTTACCAGACGCATCATTAATTATTTCAAATTTTAACTCTACATTAGCCTTTAATAAATTAGAACCACCTGCTAAAAAAGAACTGCGACCTTGAGTAATAACATCTGGAACTTCAACAATATTAAAATATTGTGAAATTGGCGCATCATCTTCAATAAAGACATCTAAATCCTTTAATCCTTGATATCTGTTATAACGTCTTAATATTGACATTGATTCTCCCGAATAGATTTATTCATTAATAAATATCATATTCGAAAATTCTTACTATTTATAGTATGTATAAAGTAAGGATAATATCGGTATGAAGAAGAAATATTCGTTCACAATAGAAGATAGACTGATGGATTGGTTTAGGCTCTATGTTAGGGAAGAGAGCACAACTATGAGTGCTATACTTAATCAACATATTTTAAGTTTGAAAAGAGAACGGGAAGGACGTCCCGCTCCAAAGAATGTGTTATATTCTAATTAAATTTAGAAGGTAAAGTAATATTACTAAAACCACCAGTCTTGGTAATTTCAAGTAAAGAATCCACTGTATCTCTCATAGATTCAATATGAGATACAATAAATGCGAATTGGAATTGAGATTTAAGATATTGAAATAACATATAAACAGAATTAAGGTTATCTGAATCCATATTACCAAATCCCTCATCAATAGCTAAGAAATTAGCACGTGGTAAATTACAGACATTGATTAAACCAACTCTCATTGCAAGAGAAGATATAAATCGTTCCATTCCACTACTCAATTCAAGAGGCCAGACATTATCTTCATCGTAAGCAAGATAAGTATTGATGTTCTTACCATCCATTTCTAATACGATACCAAAATCTACCATTTGTGCAAGAATATCATTTACTTCTCCCTCAATAGTAGGAAGTGCTTTTTCTATAAGTTCATATGGTACACCATCTCGTTTAACGGCATCCATATAATATTCATACGCTTCATATTTAGTTTCTAAATCTTCTACTTTATTCATAGTTTCCATAATAGTTTTCTTCTTAGTTCTATTAATTTGTATTTCACCATGAATAACTTGTATCTTATTATCTATCGTTTCAACTTGGTAATCTAAATCATCTACAGAATTTTTAAGATTATCAATTTCTTCTTCTACTTGTTTATTATAAACAATATCATTTTTACTTTCGTGATATTTTTCTATTCTTTCTTCTGTAAGTGTAATCTGATGAAGGGTATTTTTCTTTCTTTCTTTTAATAAAACTTCTTCTGATTCTAATTTATTATGATTTATATCAATATTTTTTAATGCTTCCATTGACCTATCATAATCAACTTTATTGTCACGAGTACTTCCCATATCTTCAATTTGTAAATCAAGATAATCTAAATTAGAAACGTATTCACCTGCCATCTTTTTATCTTCATCTAACTTCTCATTAGTTGCAATTGCATCTAATGTAAATGGGTTACTCATACAAAATTCACAATCCTCATCCCATTCTAAAATACCAAGTTTTTCTATTTTATCTAATTTATTACGAACATCAATTTTAAGTTTATCTATTTCAATTCTTAATTCTTTTTTGTCATCTTCTAAAGTTATTAAATCAAGATATTTTTTATTAATATCTTTATCAACATAATCTTTAATTCGATGTTTTAATTCAACAATTTTAGATTTATTTTCTTCTTGAGTTGTACCTACTGAACCCAATCGTATATCCATAGATTCAAGTAAATCTTCATAATCTATTTTATCTTTACTTAATTTTTCAATATCAAGAATAGATTCATCTACTGGTCGTAACTTTTTAGTTAAATTAAGTACTTGATTTGTAAACTCTCTCTTTTTTGTTGTTAATGTTTTCTTTTGACTTCTTAAATCTTTCTGAACTAATTTATATTGAGTATCACTTTTTTCTATGTCCGCCAAGTCCACATCATAATCTGTTTTTCTGAAATCTTTTAAAATGGCGGATATATCAGATATTTCTTCGTGTGCTAATGTATAAAGTTGGTCAAAGATTCCCATTCCCATAAACTGAGCCAACAAGTCTTTTCTTTCTTTTTGTGTCTTGTCTATGAATACGGTGGAATTGTTTTGTAGTGATAATGCTGTTAAGACAAAATCATCATAAGAACCAATTACTCTACGAATATTTGCATTTGTAGTTCTTCGTTGGTCACCATTCAAGGAAACTCTGTCAGCACTATCATCAATCATCCAAAAATCTACATCTACCTTTACTTTGCCATTTTTTAATCTCTTACCTTTTCTCTCAATATAATATTCAGTTTCGTTTATCTCAAAACCTACCTTACAATGAAAAGAACCCTTCTTATTATTCAGTATTCTTTCCGCCTTAAAAGTTCTAGCTGATGTATCAAATAAAGCGAATGAAAGAGAATCTAATAATGCTGACTTTCCACTTGCATTCGGTGCAAATAATCCAATTATTCCATTCAGTTGTGTGAAATCTACTACATTATCTTCACCATAAGAAAACATATTTGACCATTCAAACTTCTTTAATTTCCAAAATACATTCCGAGAGATTTCTTCTACTGGTAATTGATTATTTAATTCTTCATTTACATCTTTTATCTTTAATAAAATCTCATCTTCTACAAGACTATGATTTCGTTTTAAATAATCTTCTATTAAATCATACTGATAATCTGGATTAGTCATATCTCCAACGTCTACCAACTGACCATCACGGACTCTCTCTGTCAATCTGTCCGTTCTATTTACTACTATCTCCTTGATACCGTATGTTGTCTGTATTTTGGTCAAGGCTCTCTTTAGCTGTACTGAGTCGGTATTGGATACCCTTACTCTTAACCTGGCTTTTTGTGGCATATCATCCACATCTGGAACTACACCATTATCAACATCTAATGTATAATACCCAAAATCATTATGAACTGGAATATATGTAGATTTTCTTTTTGGAACATCCCATAGTAAATATCCGTGATCTAACCCTTCACCATGATTTTGTTGAACTAATGAACCACAATAAGAAATGGTTTCTTTCTTATTTAAATGTTGTCGTTTGTGAATATCACCCAATAATCCTAAATCATAACCTCTAAACTTAGAAATCTTTACTTTTGATGGTAATCGAAATCCTAAATCAGTTTTTGATTGGTCAACCGTACCATGATATAATACAATCTTCGTCTTACCTTCTACATCTTTTGCTAATGGGTAATCCTTTTGATTATCCCAAACATCCCATACTACAAACTGTACATCTGCACACTTATACACACCTGTATTTTTCAAATAATGTAAATTAGGGTGATTAAGATTTTCTACAATTGGTGTTAAACAATCTAAACGACTTAAATTGTTTAAATTACAATCGTGATTTCCTGCAATAATAATTGTAGGACATATATCAGATAAGTTTTTGAATAACCTCGACAATTGGTCAATCAACTCAGGTGACATTTCGGTTTTAGAATGAGCAATATCACCACCAATATATGCTACGGCATTCTCTGGGTATTCTTTGACCTTTTCGTATAAACGATTGAATACTTCTTCGTATTCTCTATGTCGTTTAAGATTTCGGATTTGGATATCCGATATGTGGTGAATGTGTTTAAGTTTACGAAATGGAACTTTTAAAACATTCGTCATATATTAATACTCTTTTTTGGTTTACCTTTCAGCTTATATCTCATTAAGTCTGAAAATTTCATTTTCTCTGTTTCTTTTAATAACGGAATAACATTTTCAAATCCCAAGTCTGATGGGTCTTTTTCCGGCAAATTAACAAAATATACATCAATATCATTCTTCATAAATTCTTCAACCATTTTTAGAGAATCTAATATAGCGTCTCTATCTAAAGATATATATATCTGTTTTACTTTTTTCTCAATAATTTTCCGTCTGAGATTTGATAGTATTGTTTTTCCAAATAAAGGGATGGCATTTCGTTTAATTGCAATTGCATCAAACGGGCCTTCACATAAAACTATTGGTTCATCCCAATTTATAAATAACTCAAATCCAACAACATCTTTCGGTGTCGGTGAATTTCTATATTTCATTTTACTCTGAAATATATCTCTACCTACAAAAAAATTTAACTGTCCATCTTCACTATACGATGGAATAATAACTCTATTTGTATAGAGTCCTTGGTCACAATAACCAATATTATATTTTAATATATCCTCGTATGTAATTCCTCGTCTTTGTAAATACATCATTGCATTTTTATAAACGGGTGATGGATGTTTGTATACCAAAGATAAAAACTCCTTTGGTAATTCTACCTTTCCTTTTTTCCTTACTTCCTTACTTTCATATCCATACGAAATTTCATCTACTATGCCACGCAATTCTCTAAATTGTTCTTGTGTGGCATTTAATTTTTTAAATAACTGAAATAAATTATGTCCGCCCGCATTAGAAACCCAACAATGCCATTTACCTGTAACTATATTAATTTGTAATTTTGGTTTGTGGTGTGAAACAAATGGACTCCAATACATATACTCATTCTGTTTCTTGAGTTTTTGTCCCTTTGAACCAACTGTTATATCTATAAGATATACTAATTTATTCGAATCCATTATAAGCTACTCGGTTGTAATTTACCTGGTAACCAAACACCATCTTCTGATTTATTATAAACACTCAAAAGTTTATCTCTCCACTCAATTTCACTTGAAAATTTTGATAAATATTCTCTAAGTTTCTCTAAATAAATATCTCTTTCTTTTACTGAAAGTTCTTTTATTTTACCAACGTGGTTCTCAAATTGTTTAACAGTATTTGCCCTAAATGGATAATCCATATCTTTACACCAATCTTTACTTATTATTGGTATTTTACCATAATCTACTGCTTGAAAAATACTATATCCAAATGGTTCTTTTACATAAGCCCCATGAAAAATACCCCAATCTTTACTCTGATAAAAATCTTCTACTTTACCTCTTGAATACGGTTCTACTCTTACATTATCAAATTTTATTTTCTTTTTAGACACATTTTCCCAAACACCAATAGCATCTTCCTTAGTAAGAGCAATCGATTCTATATTTTCTAAATAATGAAAGTTTTTCCTTGCCTCTGATCTTGCAGCATATCCAACAACATTACTATCTATCGCCTTTAAATTATGTTCAAACTTATAAAAATTTGGAATATGTTGGCCAATATCTTTCCGTTCATCTACTCCTATCCATACTATTTCATTTGCAACTTCATTCAATCCTTCATGAAACGTAATTCTTTGATTTTGATCAAATATTTCTCTTGCCCTCCTATAATGAAATTTTCTTTTACTTACACCAGAAGTTTCCCTCTGTGAACTGTGACATACAATACTATCAATATTACCGTACTTTTCAATAACTTCCTTAGTTTTTCTTCCATATACTGCGGCGAGTGGACATGATAATAAATGAACTTTTCTTGCATTTTTTATTATCTTATCAGTATATTCAGTAGTGGGTAATGAAAAATAATTTTCTAATTGTAATCCTGGGTATCTCCATTCATACTTATGTTCTGTTCCTGGTCTATCTAAAACTAACACAAACGATTTTGCATATTGTATCCAACCATAAGATGATTCAACCTCTATAATAAGAATAGGTTTAACTCTTAAATGTGGAACTACATATCTAATCCAGTTATCAACCCAGAACGACACTCCACCTACTGAGAAATCTCCTACTTCTGATGTTACATATACATCATACTCCTGGTCAAAATTAACCATATGTTCTCAATTTCATCATTACAATATATTCATCTCCAAACTTTGTAAAATTAGAACTCTTTGGATAATTAGTAAATTCCACTGATTCCACTATATCATCAACTGCACAAGTTGTTAATTTTCTCTCATTGTATAGATTCCAAAATGTATCTGAATCTGGATTATTTTTTTCTATCGGATTACTGAGATTTAACTCATCAATTAAATCTCCATGCTGTCTAATAAATGACCTTGAAACTGAAAATACTTTTAATTTTGAAATTTCTTCCTCCAGAAATATATCTACTGCATAACTTATCGGTACATATTTATCAAGTAATTTTTTCACACTATTTTTATTAATAACATATGCATGTGCTCCATACCTTGAAACTCCAAACTTGGGAATTACTAAATTTTCTGTAACTTTTTCTCCTGGTACTTCTTGGGTTTTCTTTCCCAAAAATACAACATCCCAATCATTTAATGAATTTATCTCATCAAGTAGTGTTTGAAATTCAATTCGTGGTTTTCCAAACTCTAGATCCATTTGATTTCTTACAACTTCTCTTGTAAGAAAAATATCATCTTCTAATATTAAACACGTATCAAGACCACTCTTTAAAAATCTTTTCCATACTTTAATATGAGATAAACTACATCCTATAATATTACGAGTCAATACACCATTTGGATCATAATATTCTGTATTAAGTAATCCATCTTTGATTAATTTTCTTACCTTTAACTTTTGTCCGTCAATAGCATCCACAATTTCATAATCAATCCCCCGTAATGTTTTTTCCATTTTATCCCGTCTTTCTTGACGAGATTTTAAATTGATTACATAAGTCTTATCAAATCCTATATCAGTAGACATATTCTATTTTATTAATTTTAAAAATTCTTCTAACTCTATAGTAACATAAGTTTTACTTCTATTTCTTTTGAATATCAAAATAGGTGGATATTCACCACTATTTTCTTCGGCCTGTTCTAACGATGACCAAATATTAAGTTTTTCTTGATTTTTACATTCGAATGAGTAAGGTATCTTTCTTCTTGCAGCAGGTGAAAGTTTGATATCTTCACCAGTTTCTCCCATAATTGCTGTACGGATATCGTCTGGTTCTAATTCTTTGAATTCTTCGAGAAGTAAATCTCGTATTTTATTTTGTAATCTTCGACCTTTGGCCTTAGCTGAGCGTGTTTTCATAACCTTTAATAAATATAACCCTGTTTTGTCAAATTAACTAAATTTTCGCTTCCATTTTCTACTATATTCTTTTCGTGCCCATTTTTCTGCTTTTTCTTCAAAAGCGTTGTCATCGTGGAAATCACGACCTTTATTTACGGCTATATCACCTGCCTTTTGATATTCCTTTTCATACTTTCTTGCACCCATTGTTTTTCTATCATTTGCGTGATCTATTTCATGTAATACTGTAATTATAAATTCTTTAATTGAAGAATAACTTTTTTTGAGATTGATTATATCTTTAACCCAATCGTAATCTGCTTTGTTTCCACCTCTAACAGTACCAACTTTTACTTTGGAACGGAGCCCGTAATCTTTTACTAATTGGCTTGCAATTTCATGATAATCAATTCTCTCTACTAATAAACTTTTTAATTTTATCATTACCTTCTTCCATATACAGGTAATTGTGGTCCTTTTGTTTTTTCCTTAGCCAACCACTTTTTGTGTTGAACTGCAGTTCTACCTTCAGTAGCCCACTTTTTATTTAATGCTGCTTTTTTACGTTTTCTATCTTTTGCTTTACTGTTTGGCATTAGAACACATCTCCAGACATCGCATCTTGAATTGCCTTTTTAAGATGTTTATTAGTTACATCTACAACACCATCCATATCAGCTTTCCAAACTTCTTTCTTTTTTCCATTATGAAATAGTGCAATAGATGGATAATTTCGTATTCTGAGTTTCTTAGCAACTTTTTTAACTTCTGAATGGTCTACTTTATAAATAACACATCCTTCAAATCCTTTTACTCCATCAAATAATTTCTTATCAAGAGTTGCAAATTGATATGGTGCTGTAAAATGAATAAGAACAAATCCTTTTGCTATTTTCTTTTTAAAATTGTCATCGGTTAATGATTCTATTGGTGATTTAGGTTTATCTTGTGCGTTTACTACGTTTCCACACAATACAATTGTTATTCCAATTACACATAACAATTTAAAACCCCATCTAATTAATTGTGATTTATTCATAACTATTTATCCCTCTTTCTTCGTTCAAGTGATTTTATATCGTTTTGTAATTCTTTGATAACATCTTGAAGTTCTTCTATCTTACCATACGCATCATCCATTTCATCTTGTAGACCTTCAACATTATCTTTATATTGTTCATATGAACGAGGCCAGTTATATCCCTCTGGTCTTGATGGATATTCTGCCTCATATAAACTTTTCAAACTTGGAAGTTCTTTTGCCTCTTGAATATCTGCCTGTAACATATACCACATTCCTACTAATGAAGCAATTCCTGTTGCAGCTGCAATTATTGTTTTAACATCTAATGCAAACTTTGTTTTCATTACTGCATCTTGACTTATATCTATTGGTTGTGCCACTACTTTTTCCTCTACAATTTCTTCTTTTTCTTCATGCCGAGTATTTAACATCGCATCTGTTAAATCCGCGACGGTAATTATACCCATTTCAATTAGTATGTCCCCTAACTTCCTATCATCTCCCTGTACTTGTTTTTGGATGGCCTTGGCTAGCTGTCTCTTTGTAATAACATCTGCCTCCATTAAGAGTTCGCCTAATCTCTGTCCATTCTCTGCCACTTTTTATCCCCATTTTCTCTTTTTTCTAAGATGTTTATTCCATCTCTTTTTATTAAATCCTTTTTTCCAAGATTTACTACCTTTATGAAAAACAATTACCCTTGGACCAGAATGTATACCCCACCTATAACTCATAGTAAATCGTGGATCTGACCAATAATGTCCATGTCCATCTACATAAATATTAACTACTTTTGTAGAATCATTAATAACTATTTGTTTGTCTGGTTTTTTATGATGTTCGTTGGAATGTCGTTTATATCCAAGTGTACTTCCAAGATTAAAACAAAGTATACCAACTAACATAATTTCAAATACTCCTGGCATCAATGTCCCCCATAATCAGAATACGGTGTATTTGCTGTATCCTTCTCTACTTTTAAATTTGTAAATTCTATTCTACCTTCCATATTAGCTTCTGCATATGGATTATAAAATATACCTTCACCTTCACCACTTATTGTCCAACTATCTCCACTTTGACTTATTGTTTCTATATGTGCTTCTCCTGAAACGGCTACATCTGAATCACCAATAATTTCCATTCTTACCCATTTACTTGGTTCTCCATGCATACAAGCTCTTGGACATACTGGACATACACTTGGCCATTGATACTGTCCTTCATCGATTGGTAATCCATTAGATGTATCACCTTCCCAATCTGTAAATATTACGGCGTAGTGTTCTTTATTTAAGTCTACTCTACTATCTTCCTTTTGAAAGTGAATAACTAATATTTTCTTAACAAATGTTTTTGTAGTATCAAATCCCACATATTCAATTTCTTCAGCAAACGTTGTAATTCGTTGATATTCTGCTTGTACATCTATTTCTTCACCATTTAACCATAACTTCATTGGATATTCTTCTTCCAATAAATCTTCACAGCTCCATGAACTCCAAGTAAACATTAAAGTTAATACCAAAAATAGTTTTTTAATCATTTTACTTTCCTTTCCCACATTGACAATTTTCACAAGTGCAATTTTCACATTCACAATTTGGATTGTCACAGTTATTTTTCATTTTAGTTCTCCTATAATCTTAATCTTTTACGCCAACGGTCATATGTTGCTCCATCGGCCGTCATATATATTTTACTCGAAATCTTATACTGTTTCTTTCCATCACGAGTAACTTCCCATTCTGCGACTCCATATTTCACACTAAGATTGTGGTCATATGGTATCGTAATTTTTTTATGTTTACCACTTATAAAATCGGACTTAGAAATACTTTTAAAGTGTGGAATACTTGTAGATTGTTTTCTTCCACTTTTCTCTGCCTGTTTCTTTAATTGTTGTACTTGTTTGTCAATCTTCTGTGCTTCTTGAGATGCCTTCTCTACTTTCTTTAGAAATTTTTCCCATTTACTTTGACCAAAAGTTACATCGGGTAATCCCACCAATAATATTAAACTTAATAGTATGTATTTCATTTTATAATCCAAGTCCTAAAAATTGATAATTCAAACCAACTTTAATATCATAGGCTGGTCTTTCCCAGTAATCTAAATATTTTCCTTCAACATAGAATCCCAAATTTTCTTGTAATTTAAATCCTATAATTGCTCCAAGGTCATAATCCATCCAAATCTCTGTCCCTTTATCTAAAAATTCAAAGGTTTCAGGTTCTCTTCCTGCCTCATCATGTTCTTTCCACGCAACTGCGTTATGATAAGAATACTTATCTAACCCATAATGATACGGATATAAACTTCCCCATGCATGAATCCAAAAATTTTCAGTATATTGATACCAATCTAATCCAAGTGATACTGATATTTCTCTTTGACTTCCCAATCCTTTTAACTGTTTATCAAACCAATTTTCTAATAATCCTGGAAAATGATATTGATAAAATTCTCTATCAGACATTGCCATTAGATTTCCATCTCTGTCAAACCATCTCCAATCTTGACCTACATATCCTACATATTCACCAGTATTATTATCATAAATAGATATTCCACCATCACCAATTCCATCACCATCTATATCACCACTGTATCCTCGGTCATCTACTCCAAATTCATCTTCTGCGAAATCCCACCAAGATGAAGTATACCAACTTGAATCAAGAACAGTTGGTGCGAATCCATATGCTGGATGTGTTCTTGCTCCCAGTCCAACTGAAATATTAAAACTACCACCTTCAGTTTCAAATTCTTTTCTTAATCTTAAATCACCTTGACCATATCTTAAATCTTCCATCTCCATATCTTGATATTTTAATTTAAGAATAAACCAATCACCAAGATATCTCAAAAAATATTCTTGTGATTTAAATTGTTCATCCCACCTGCGATTTTCTGAATACTTTAAAAGATACTCAAATCCTTTTACTCTGCCTATTGTAGCAGCTTCATTAGGATTTGCTTGACCATTTCCTTTATACCAATCTCCACCTACACCAGCGTTTTTCACACCTCGTTTTGCTTCATAATGAAATCTGGCAATTTTTCTTATTCCAAATGAAATATCAAAATCTGGTTCTAAATCTCTTTCTTCTTTATGTACAGTTAATTCACCACTTAACCAATTTTCCATTCCCGTTTCAGGATCAATCATTGAAAGTACATATCTATCATCTTCCCATTTTGGTGAAGATAGATTGAACCCGGCATAAACCGTTGAATACTTAAAAAAGTTTTGAAATGCTCCTTCTAATCCCTGTCCAACTAAAAAGGATGTTGATAACAACAATCCTACTAATACTTTTCTCATTTATATCTCCAATTAGCGTTGCTTTACAACTATAAATATTAATGTTTTACAGTTTTCTCTTTTGAGACAGCATGCAATCCTTGTTTTTCTTTATCTGTGAGTTTATCAGTTGATTTTGGCAAATAACCATCTTTCGCCCTTCTTGATCCGGGCGGTAACCTTTTTTCTAAGGTCAGGTCTTTTAGCTTTTCGTTTGGTACAATCATTTTACTTCCCCTGTCAGTCATATAAAATGTTGTTTTAGTTATACCGACTCTTACGACTCTAGCTTCACGCCCACTTATATAGATAACATCATCATTATTAAAATCATTACCCATAAAGACTTGCATTCCTTGAATCATACTCATTATAGACTCTTTAAAAAAGAATCCTAATGCAAATGTAACAGCTATCCAACCATAATGACCTATGAATTGTTCCATAAGCGTTTGTTGGCTGTCCACGTTCTTTCTCCTATATTATATTGTTTCTATTATACTAATAAATATAATATATACGGCTAATTTACACGTCAAATCTTAAAACAAATGATATATCTAATTCTGGATCATTTTTAATTGGCTTTGATGTTCTACCTATAACCAACAACTCATTGTTATCATTATACAAACCTACAGTAGTAACATAAGGTGCAAAAGTTGAATGAGTAACAAAATTTTCTACAAATTGAGTAGCTTGGTATGAACTATTAAATGAACCACTCCCCACACCATCACCTGGATTATCTCCTGGTGGAAAATAATAATGTGGTTTTGCTCCTTCAACCACAGTAACACTTCCGCTTTGTTGATAAGTGGTACTTATATTTCTTGATGTGTTAAATTGACCTGCTGATGCTATAACCGTATATTCATGTTGATAAATTGTATGAGTGGATCTATAATCTATTTCAAATCCATCTGTTCCAGTTCCAAGTGCTACGTCTTTATACGAACCCGTATCTGTAAAAACTAACACTCCTGTTTTGTAAAAAACATTTCCTATGGCACTTCCACTACCTTGTGCAGTCCATCCTAAAGGATTCCAACTGCCACTTTTAAAGGCTGCAAAACTTGAAGAATAATTATAATCATAAAGATTACCATCACCATCATCTCTAATATCAAAAGTTACATTAGTACTATTATCTGTTAGTCTAACTGATTTAGGTTTTATTTGTTCACCAATTAATTTCTGTGGTATTGAGATAATAGAACATGAATCATGTAAAAGTCTATATTGTTTATTTGGATTTGTTGGACCATAACTTAGAAATGGTTCTTTTCTTCCAGATGATTTTGGAAGTTTTGGATTTTTACTAAATCTTTCATAGTAAAGATTATTTATCGTATAATATACTGGTATAGAATAATATGTTCCAAGACTATATGTATCCGATTTTCCTAAACTTGCAGATAAAGAATTATAAGATCCAAAACTTTGAGATGTCGCGGAACCACTTATAAAATTATAAATACTTCCACTTACTCCTCTCAAACCATATATTCCACTTCCACTATCTACATTAGTAAATTGAAATCTTTTATATGTCTTGAAAGGATCAATGGAAACGTCTTGTGGGTGGACATTTCTTAACATAAAGTTTGCCCCCTATCAGTTAAAAGTCAAGTTTAACTTTTATAAGAGCTTCTCTCGAATAAGATTTAAGAACTGGTTGACTTAATTTAGCAACTGCCAATAATTCATTAGAATCATTAAAAAGACCAACAGTTGTAATATATGTTTTTGGATCTTTAAAAAATGTATCCTGTGTAAATGTACCATCAGATGCTGTAAAAAATGTTGGATTATTACTGAAATTAAATTCCTTGTTTCCTGCCCTACAAAAATAATGAGTGGAAGAAAGTCTTTCTTCTCTACGGGCTTGAAATAAAGCTCCTTGATTTAGTGATTGATAAAATCTTTTATTATTACCCCCAACTGTATTTGAACCTGAATCTGAAGTAATATCTGCTATTCTTCTATCTATTTGGTCACCATTCAACACAATTAATCCTACATCAGGATAAAATAACCCAAGACCACCTAATGTTTCAGATGATGCTGCAGTTTTTGTAGAAGCGGTTCCACCTTGAATAGAACCAGTAACAACATTAAATACACGACCACCGACTCCTGATTCTGGATTTGTGGTTGCTTTACTGTCATCAATTAATCTGATTTGGTTTGTCCCACCGTCTAATCGTAATTCCCAATTTCCTGGATCTACCTTTTCTCTCATTCTTGACCGTTTAAATGAAATAGCGTAAAAGTGATCTGATTTTTTATCACCGGCATATGTAAATCTATTGCTATTTGGTCCTAATAATAAATTAACAAGTTGTGCGTGAATTGCTGCAGTGGATCTATTTCCTGTTGCTGCACCTACTGTACCTAAAGAACCACTACCATGTCTGTGTCCATAAGCAATAGAAAATTGAATTTCAGCTTCTGAATCTGTTTGTGGGTTTGTTTTATAAACATCATGAAAATATTGGCCCGTACTCGAACTTTGTGCAGATTGTGTATAAAACGCTGTAAGACTACCAGCTCCACCACTCCAAATTCCAGAAGATATAGTAGACTTGATATTCTTTACTACATCATTGTCGGTGTCAAATAATTTAAATGCTCCTGATAATGCCATTGTTATCTCCTTCTATAATTCTTATTAACTTGCTCCACCACCGCCTGGACTTCCAAGATTAGTCTTGTTAACAGTTACAGCTACGGTAGTTGTTGCCCCTGTTTGATTACCTACAATTGTAATTTGAGTGGATTTTTGATTTGGATTTGTAAATACTTGTGGAAGTACTCTTGCTGTCAATCCACTTACATTCTGACTTTGTGTCAATTCTTCATCACTTAAAGTAACAGGAACTAATGGTGCTGATGGACTTGGTGCTGCCTGTGCTGCTTGTAATGTTGCCACCGTAGTATCATGTATAATAAAAGTATATCCTTGTTCACTGTCTGTTGAATTCAAGGTTCCAGGTGCAAGTAATTCACCATTTCCACCACCCTGACTGAAAGCTAAAGTGGATACTGCAACATCAAGAATAGGTAATCTTGAAGTTTCTTTTGGTAAAGTTACAAGTTTATATTTTAATGCCTGTGTTTCATCTGAAACTGGCTCTAATAGAGGCATATTTTCAATAACTGCCCCATAATAGTTAGTTCCATTAGGATGTGCTGTATCCCAAAGACGATAATCAACTTCATCATCTGCTAATGCGAACTTTGTTACTGCAAATTCGTTTCTACCACGTGCTAAGAGTTCTCTACCTCGCTTGGTAAGAACTGCATCTATCGTAATAGTTGTATTATTAAGAAATCCCATTTTTGTCTCCTAAATAAAGGTATTTTTTGTTTTTAAACGGAGTTTAATATCTGATAGTGAATAAAACTTTCTCACTTATAAATATATCAAACTTTAATTTTTATTACTTTTTACTTGACTCTAAGCTTAGATTCTCCAGGTTCTTGTGTTACAAGTGTAGTTGGTGAAGTTACCACTATTGTAACTGGATTTTCTAAGTCTAATGTACTATCTTTTGTTTGTAAACATCCACTATATGCCAATCTAAAATATGAATTGTCATATCCAACACTCTGCTTATCACTTCTATGTAATGACCGAGAAGAATAATTTCTTCGTTCTGTATCCCAAACGTATCCGTGATCTAATGATGCATTTTTTGCAGATGTATAGAAAAATTTATATTCATAATTGTGTTCTGAAAGTACAGATCCACTTATAACAGGATTCAATGTTTCAGAAAATACATATTCTGGCCCACCTACTTTTAAATCAAAATTACCATATTCCTCTTTTCCGCCTGTCCATCCACTCAATGATGACGAAAGTTTAGATAAAGAACCTTTCCACAACGAAGATGTAATATGACCTTCATAATAATCATATGAACCAGATAAACTTTGGGGGGCGACTGACATCGAAGCTTCGTAATATGGATAAGATCCAGTTGGTACAGGCATATGCTGTGGTATAGATGCAGAAAGTGGGAGTGTCTCTGCTGATGCAGACTGTACATACATAGGAACAGTACCTCTAACCATCAAATCTTCAAAATTAGGTTGTTTTCCTACAACTTCCTTAGCTCTTTCAAAAATATTTGGTTCAATCAATAATCCAAGACTTGCATTTGAACGGGCTGGTACAAATTTTCTCAATTGTTCAAAGAGCGATGTATCATAATATTTTATCAACCTAATATAATCCCAAAAATTATTTGGAGAATCATATTTTTGCCAATAAGTTGTTGCAACATCTTCTAATGTTCTATATCTATATTTGTATTTATCTCGTGGATCTCCAATATATTGATCAAAATCTAAATTTGCAACGGAATGGATAATATCTTCATTAATAACATCGGCAGGTGAAAAGTATATTCCTAACTTATTAGAATCAAGTGAAGCTAAATCATATGCACTAAGTTCGGATCTCTTATCAACCGACAAACCACCAAATGATAATCTATTAGTTTCTAATCTAATTTTATTTGAAACACGTCTATTTGGGCCTACATTTGGAATTAACATTTGCTGTTCATCTACTATAGAACGAAAGTGTGGTCTATTACCACTCGTATATCCGGCAGCTGTTCCAGCTTGAGTATAAGATTGGTCTGCACTTGTATCACGAATAGAAGTCGAACTATCAAGATTACTATCGTCATCAAATGAATATCGTAATACTAAATCTGTCCAAGAGGCTGATACGTGATTTCCATCAAATGACTTTGGTGCCCTTACATGATTATCAAATGAACCAGAATTTAATGCTGAATTCCAATATCGAAATTCCATCATAGAACCACTAAATTGATTACCAAAATCATCACTTGATTTACCACCAATATATGCGGTTTCATCTCCTACAAACGAACTATTCCACGATGAACTTGCCGCAGGAATGGTCATAGTTGTATATGAAGAAAGATAAATTTTACTCCTGCCCTCATCATACTTCTTAACGTATAATCTATAATCAATAGGTTGTGTTGCAGAATCTGATGCTAATGCTATTCCACTCGATGAAACACGAGTCAGCATTACAGAATAAAACTCACCATCATAGACAGGTAAAGAATCAGATGTAAGTTCTGCGGCACTTCCTGCAGAAGCATTTAATACAAACGAAACAGACCCATAATTATCTGCCGAACCATTATCTTTTAATCTTATAGCAAAACCATGAGTAGTTCCTGCTTGAAATAAAGTTTGATTAGAACCACTCGCGGCTCTAAATCTAAATTCTATTGTATCTGGTTTTCTACTACTATTGGTATCATTTACCCAAGTTGTCTGAATATATTGTCCAGCTTTAAATTCTACCGCTTTAGTAAATTTTCTATCTACATTATATGATGGTTGTTCATTAGGCTTTGGATCAGGACCCCCATACTCTCTAACTCTTAAAATACTTGACGGAATACCATAACAATTTATTAGTCCCTTAAAAGAACGAATAGTTCCTCGTGTCTTGAGAAAGAATGGCATATTGTTTATCATTCTTTTCCATATTTCTCTTGAAATATTTTTTTCGGATACTGAAGAATATTGAGTATAAGTATTTGAACTGGCCCCAGATCCCGTAGCTTCTTGTCCAAGAACATATCTTGGTAAATCTATTAAATCTTTACCATCATTAAAATAAAATCCAAGTGACCTACCCACCGCATAAATTAAATCCTTTGATAAACCTTCTGTTAATTTTTGTCGTCTATCATAAATCTGTGGAATTTCGTTTATGTATGTCCAAATATTATCAAAATGTTCACCTGTCATGTTAATAAAAGTATGGAATGGTAAATTTCTATCATCATTTATTATATGATCAGGTATATTTTGTAACAATCTATCCCTGTTCCTTCTATCATATAAAGACGCGGATGTTATTTGAGTATTATACCAACTCGTTGCCTTGGATGCAGTAGTTGGATAGAAAATATATGGATCCAATGGAGTACCTGAACCACCAGACTTTGGCCAGGTGTTTTCATAAAATTCTCCAAGTGAACTTGTAATATAAGAAGAACTTTGAAAATACATATAACTTTCAAATGGTGTAAATTCATTTTTTAGTTTTCTTACCTTCATTGACAAACTTGATGTTTGTGCATAAGTTAAAGAACCAGATATACCAGATAAATTAGTACTTTGACTTGTATATAATTCTATCTTTTCTAACTTACGTTTAAAGTTTTTTAATCTATCTTCAATAGAACTAAAATGAATAAAATTATCCCATTGTCTATAATCTATACCAGTAAGTTCTATACTCTCCATAAAACTACCACTTATTATTTCATTTTCAATGGCCTCTTTTATATCAGATTTATTGGTAACTAAGTCATTATATGATTTAAATTTTGTATCTCGTTCAACATAATAACTATCAGCTGAAGTTTCACTATCCCATTTTGGATTTCTAAGAACTACCGCGTCTAAATCTTCCTCTACAAAATCTACTAATTCAACATTTTCTGTATAGGGTGGTATCATTTCTCTTACTACATAAGTTAAATCTCCTTCTGTAATATTATCAGAAAGTGGTTCATACAATTTATAAACTATTGAGTGTGGATATTCATTATACTTATCAGTATCTTTTTGGAAATTAACAATAAGATTTGATTGATCATCATCAAACTGTAAATAAGTGTATAAATCTTTTGGATTTTTATAATAAGTAATATTCCACTCATTATAGGCCTGTGAAAAATTAGCAAAATTACCAACTTCTTGACCTTGTGTTTCCCAAGTTGGTTCGGCAACTAATTCATTTTGATTTATAACACTAACTATATTTCCAACATATGGTTTATAAATTGGTATTTGTCCATCACCAGTTGTTTCATATTGTGGTTCTGTATCTTCGAACTTAATCCAAGCCCCAGGTGGATCTTTGTATACCCAAAGATTTCCATCTTCATCAACTATTTGTTGTCCTACAAATTCAGGAGGTATTGGTAATCCATCTTCATTAAATCCATCTAACCCAGTATTTGCAGAACGATTTAAACTTCTAGCCCCTTCTATATCGAATCCAAGATTTGCATAATTTTCAGCATCAGATAAACTATAATCCCATTCGGGAATTCCACCAAGACCATCACCACCAGCACCACCAACGTCGCGTTTTTTCCGTAACATTATAACAGCACCAGCAACAGCGGCTAATGCTAAAGCTCCGAGTGCTAACGCTGGTAATAATCCTTTAAGTTTATCCCATAAACTTAATCCGTCTGGTACTGAGATTTTTGCTGATGGTTTTTGTGGTCCTCCACCACTTCCACCACCTGCTCCACTTCCTGGATCTGCATCTACGCCCTCACCACATGCTCCCATTCGTGGAACTACAGTTTGGTCGTTACCGCCCCAATATATGATTCGGTTTTTCATTACATTACTACCCCAAATACTGCAGTTAAATTTCTATCCTGTGTCATTACCACAGTTCTTTCTCCAACAATATTTGTATGACCATCTAACCATTCCGCAAGTCCATAGTTATCTGATGGATCACTATCGTCCACTATTCCTATGTTAACCGCAGTACCTTCTACAATACTTTCATTATAACTTCTTCCAACATTATTATCATCAATAGTAATATATCCATCTATTTCATGGTCTGGTTCACCATCTCCTTGTGTAAGAGTATATGGTAAACCTTGTGGCATATAAGTGGGGCCTTCAACTGTATCATATTTAAGAGTTATATTTAAAGTATAATAAGTAAGTTCAGGGCCTGAATCATCATCTCCTGAATCATCATCTCCTGAATCTTCTTCACCATAAGTTCCTAACAAATATCCATCAGTTATGGGTTCATTTAATCCTATTGGATCTCCTGTTAGTTGGTCTCCACCTATATGTGGACCAACGGGGATATTATTTATAAGACCAGTATACAATTCAACATCTGCGTCCTCTTCTAATCCTCTTATATCTCGTAATAAATCTATATTATATTGACTGGTAATCCACCTTCTGTGACCTGATTGAATAAAAAATCTCGAAGTTAAAGTAGCTGTTTGACCAGATACTTTCTGTGGTGTTCCATTCTCTGTATTCCCATCCCATTTAATAATTTTACCATCAAGTGGTGAACTTGGTGCGGGTGTCGCAGGGGATGCTGGATCATCAGTAGAATATGAAATACTTAAAGAATTATCTAATGTAACTGTATCTACAAAATTAGGACTATTAATCACTACTGAAACATTCATATTTCCAGTTATAGTATAGGTATGTGAGATTTCAGGTCCGCCAAACTCTTGATGACCACATCCAAAATCCCAATAATAAGAAAGTTGTGATGGAGCTATATTTCCATTTTCTCTTTTTGCTGTAAATGTTACTGGAGTTTCCGTTGTTGCACTATTATCAGTATAATTTGTTTCTATAGTTATAGATGGTATTGGATCTTCTAATGACCAATCTGAATTTTCTTCTGTATTGGTATTTTCCGTATACCCCACAACATATGCATTTTTAATACCCAAAGTACCACCTATAAACTTATTTTGAAGTCCTGCATCATCTTCTGCTCTCGTATCAAAAGAAAAATTACTATTATTCATTCCTTTAAAATTACCTTTACCACTTACTTGAACTCCATTTGTTGTATTTCGTACTGGTGTATAAGTTCCATATTCATTTGATAAATCATCAAATTCTTCTTTATATCTATCTAAATTAATTGATTGTGGAGCCAATCGAACTTCCGTTCTATCTGCAGATACTTCATCAATAAAAAATTTATATTCTTTTACATCAAGTTCATTTGGTGGACTTCCATCTACAGGTGGCTTTTCTCCTTGAAATACTTTACCATCATCTACATAAAAATTTCCCATTGGTATGCCAGTAAGTTGTGGATTTCCACTATGAATAATTCCTGATTCATCGCCTACGGTTTTGGTCAAAACAACTTCATCTGCACCTGCCAATCTTCTATAAAAGAAATATTCAACTTTATAATTGCCACGTGTAAATCCAACCTTTCTTAAATCATTACCTGGATTTAATTTTATTCCACTATCATCATTTTGGAAATCTTCACTTATACCATATTTAATATATCTACCATTTAAATCATATACATAAAATTTTACGAAATCTTCGATGTGATTGCCAAAGGTAGGGAAAAGAGGACCATTTTCTCCTAAAGTTTTAGTTCCTTCTTTTTTTAGAAGTTTAAAATCTTTATCACTTAATTTAGTTAGTTCTTGTGGCATTTTATGTAAGTTCCCTTATTTCTCTATCTAAAACTTGATTCCATAAATCACCTTTGTGGTATGATGGAGATTCTTTAGTAACTGAAATATATTGGTCTGGTCTATCATAATTTAAACCAGTATCAGGATCTTCAAATGCTAAAAATGTACCTTCCTTATTTCTCATTGATACAACCCCCTGGATACCTATCACTTCATCATTATCATTAACAATTTGATTTACACTTTTAAATGTCTCAGCCTGTTCAAGTTTTTTCTGATAGTCTACCCTGTCTTGTTCATGTAATCTTTGCCAAAACTCATTTTTCTTCAATTCTTCTATTGTATATGGCATTTTTTATCTCACCACTTTAAACGAATGTTTCTCATCGAAATATGTTACAGTTTCATCGGCAGACCCACTAGCATTTACTACTTTATAATTTATCCTATAAAATCTTTCCGATTGTAATCCGTCCATCCAGAAATTAAAATAATTTCCTGTTGTATCACAACTTACTTTCGTTCCATCACCAAATGGAACAAGTATATCTTCTGTGTATGCATCTTTAATCTGATAATATGTACTTCCACTTGGTAGATATTTTACTGTATTATACCCAGTAGAATATTGTGTAGATGAGTATGTTCTTTCAGGAAATCTTTCTCTACCTACAACTCTAAATTTCACCTTTGAAGTTTCTTTATATTCTGGACGAAATCCTCTCATATAAAGTACCGTATCTTCCAAATTAGCAGATGTAAGTGGTGATAAACTTCCCGTCGCCCAAGTAGAATCATCCCACACTACTTCTAATTTTGGTGGATATATTGTATGAGTTTCTCGTGAAAAGAAACTAAAATTTCCATATCTCGTGGTATTTCCTTCTTCAACATTTGTATCTGTATTTCCAATACTACCACTTCTCTTTAACATAAATCCTTCATTTGAAATTTTTCCACCTATCCATTTCCAAACAATATCTGTTACGTTCATTCTAACATCTGCAGGTTCATTCGTAAATGTCTGATAGGATTCATACCCACTTCCACTATACCAAGTTCCACCTGATCCCGAAACACTGTGCCATTGAGTTCTTGTAACACCATTATCCTTCCACTTCCAACTTGCCCCATCTTCTACTACAGGATTAAAAAGATATTTTCCAGACCCATTATCCCATGATTGTCTAACTGGATATGCGTATAATTTTTGTGATGCATTTAATTTAGTTGAGTTAGCGTCATATAAATTTAAATAAAATTTTGTTTGTGAACCAGATGTAATTAATCCTGAAGATATTGATTTTGACACATAATTCAAATCGAATTTCAAAAGTGCCCTTGAAACTTTAACAACATCTCCGGCAGCACTCATATCTTTTCTTATTTCTAATATTTCATCTTGGCCAGTATTCATACTCTGACTTACTTCATATAATGTTGTATCTTTAGTTGGGTATTCAAAATAATGCATTTACATTCTCCAGTTAAAACATAACACCAACGGAATCACCTACGGCTCTTCCTTCTATGTCTGTATTGGGATATTTTAATTCAAATATGGATGGATCCAATGAAGGATATACTATTCCATCTTTTGTTGCGTAGTTTATATCATATACATTCCCAGAATATCCAGATGCTGCTTGCCACTTATTGGTAATTAACACGGGATGTTTTTGTGGATTATCTTGTGATGGTGGAACTACTGCACCAACACCTTCTACTAATGATATCTGATGTGCTAGTTCTGCTATAACAATTGGTTGATTTATTTGCCATCTATCTATATTAAAAAACTCCTTAACCCTTTCTATACATCTTAAAGTTATTTCATTTTTATTAAATCCTTTTCGTGCTATAAAACCAAATTTAATTCCAATGTTAATAATCCAAGCATTTTTAATATTAACAGCATCCGTCACTAATCTATATTGACTAAGATATGTTTTAAGATTCTGTTTAACTGCAACATTTAATGGTATAAGTTTTTTACTCTGGTCATATCCAAGTGTGTATAAATTCATAGCCATTGGATTAGGAAGTTTACTAAGTGAAGATTGTATATTTTTAGCTTTAAGTTGATCCAAATTTCTTTCATCAATAAAAATACTTGAACCGTCTGAAGTTTCTTTTTGCATACTTGGAATATTTAATTGTTCATCTTGAACGATATAAGCCTTTGCTACTGCCCCATATTTAGTATGCATAGCATAAGTTCTTGTAATATAATCTTCTTTTGTTACAGCTCTACCTTGTGCTTGAAAATATGCTAAAGCGTTATTTTTAATTTCAGTTGTAGATTCTGCTGATTTTCCTCCTGTTGCTGGATATGGATTAGTCACAGCTACCGAATTCTGAGTTGAAGTAACTAAATCTGTACTAAGACCAGTAGTTTCTTGAGTGAAACCAATATTGGTTATATTTTTTATTTTATCTGCTGCTACATTATCACCTATTCCACCCCCATAAGCATATTTAACAGTAAGAGTTGTACTTGAAGGTGCTTGACCATATGCCTTAGTTTTCAAAAAGTTTGCTGGATCAAAATATGTATCAAGTTTGCTTGGACTACCTGGTAAAGATGAACCAACTGAATTCGGGTTTGGAACTATTTCTTCATCTGGACTATCTGATATACCAGAACCAAATCTTAATTCGGTTGAACCATCTTGAATAATATAAGTAACAAATCGTCTTGGTGTCTTTTTTAGTTTTAATAAATAAGGAGCTTGGTCATTATACTGAACTAAACTTGGATCATTAGCGGCTGTATTCTCTACATCTATAAATGTAGTATCTTGTGCCAAATATGGAACTTCATACCATTTATTATTATCACTATCGATTACTGAGATTACTTCTATAATATTTTTTTGTGCTAATTTAATTCTTGGATAAGATTCTGCCGTACCAAAAGTAAAGGTTTCTGACTTAATAGTTCCACTTTGTATTCTTATACCTTTTTTTAATAAATAAAATGTTGGAACTTTAGTTGTTTGATTTATTTCATATACACTAATATCTAATGGATCAAATGAACTTGAATATTTAAAATTACAATCTTCTAATGTTCTAAATACAACACCACTGTCTGAAGTAATTTGGGCTCCTTCATTAACAGTCAAAGCATAATTCATATCTGGTTTAACATCTGTACCTGTTCCTGTAGCTGGTACAGTCTGAAAAACATCTACACTTGCAAATGCTGGTTGGGTTATTTTTGGTTTATATCCATATACCTGAGCCATTTCATAAATTGTTTTAGTATCTTCTGCATAAGCTAATAACATTTCTTTAAATTGACTATCAACATAATAAGAAAGAACATCTCCAACATATGATGCCATTTCTATAAACATCATACCAGGAGAGGCCTCGTTAAAATCATTATAGGTATTTGGATAATAAGTTTTTGCAAACTCTATTAGTCCTTCTCTAAAAGCACCAAAATCTTTATTTAAATATCTAACATCCTTTTGGACTCTTGTTGCCATTTTATTTCTCCACTAAATTATTCACCAGTAAGAAAACTCATAGTTATAGCTTCATGAACATCTGGGTTCATTGTAAGACTAAATTCAAGTTCAATATTTAACTGATTAACTTCTGCTTCATCTGGTTCAACCACAAGTTTATTAACTAATACGTGTGGCATCCAATCTGCGATTGCCTCTGATACTTTTTCTTCTACACTATTAATAAGTTGATCACTCATTGGTTCAAACAAAGTTAAAAGTATATCTGCACCAAAGGTTGGCTGTCCTACTCTTTCACCTCTATTTGTTAAAAGTAAATTTCTAATATTACTTCCAGTCTGAGAAAGGGTAGTTGATGTACCAGGAAAAAATCCAGTTACATCATCATATTCCATAGGTAAACCTAACCCAATTGTTACATCTGGATCTAAATCTAATTCTAATACGCTTCGTGCTCTACCCATTATTTACTCCTTTATGGACGAAAATTCGGTCCACTTTTTTTCTGGTCGATTGCTTTCATAACAGCTGAATAATCTTTTGTTAATGCATCTTGTACATGCTCGGGAACTTGATCAACTGAAACACCGGCTTTCTTTATAGAATCAACTGCTGCTATTTCTCTTTTTATTTCCTTTGAACCTTCAGTATTTCCTAAACCTGTTGCCCCAGCAAGAACTTCATTCATCTTACTTGTATTATAAGTTCCACCACTCATTGTTGGATACCCACTGCCATCACCCTGTGGAACTCCACCGGCGGTTTCATTCAAAACTTTATTGAGAGCTTTGTTTGATGTATAGTTTACTTCCTTTTTAGGTTTCGTTTTATACTCTTTCCTAATAGGTTCTTTGAACTCTTTTTCAGTTAATGGTTTTGAAACTAATTCGGTAAGTGAAGATGAGTTTTCTTCTTTAATAAATATCTCATTCATTTGTTTTTGAACTTCCTTACGGACTACAGTTTCGATTATTTTTATTAACTCTTGTTTCTTCATTATAAACTCCTATTCATTTGTTTAATAAATATTTTATTTTTATCTTTATACTAATTTTGCGACAACTGGTGCAGGAATAGTTGCTCCAACTGAAGGATTTAATCCCGTTCCTGTAACTGTACCTGCCATAAAAGATGCATGTATTATATCTGCTGTTGAACCCATAACATCCTTTATAGTACCACCTGCCATACCTATTGGTGTTACAGATACTAAAGGTGGTGGTGGTATTAGTGTTGTACCAATAATAGTTTTCTGTGGTAATGGAGGCAGTTTACCTTCATCATAACTAACAAACGTGGCCACATATGCAACTATTGCACTTGCTATTATCGAAAATGATGGATCCATAGCCTTATAACTTGATTGTATAGCAGAAGATAAAGCTGTTTCCCCAGAATCATGACCTACAACTTTTACTTTTGTACCAACAACAGATACATCTGGAACAGGTACTGCAGGTGGTGCAGGGATTAAGAATGGTGTAGGTATTAATGCTTCTGCATCTTTACTATATTTTACAATTGCATTTGCCATTCCATCTGCTGATTCCTCTAACGTTGCCCCATTTTCTCTAATATTATTATAATTGTCTATTAATAATTTTTTTAATTTATTTAAATCAAGTGCCATAGTTTTTCCTAAAGACTTGGAATGTCAGGTTCATCATCCTCTGGTTTCATCAATAAATCACAAAGTTTTGCACGAATACTTTCGAAATCTGCAAGTGATGGTGTTGCACTTATAGGTCCACTTGGTCCCGCTCCTGTTGGAATTGCTGTTATATTTAAAATAGATGTAATAAGTTCATCTAATATATCAGTTAAGGCTTCTCCATAAACAAGATGTTGTTGTTTCATATCATCTCTACCTTTTACATATCCTGTTATACCTCGTGCCTTACCACCTATTCTTAAAAATGAACCTTGATTATCTTTTATTCCTGCACAATCATCAAGATGTACTATTGCCCCATCACAAGATTGTAAATGTGCTT